ACGCTTCCTTTCTTATCCTAGTACTGCCATCAATATTGTAATGATGAAGATGATGAGCACAAACCATTCCTGCTTGCTCATTCCTGCTTACCTCCTTCCTTATCGAATTTGTTACCGATAACATTGCAGTCAATCGTTCCATTTTTTTTCGTGAAATAATGTAAAGGGCAAAGTGATTCTATTTCATAGTAATCAATAGAGCGAATGGAAAAAGTACCTTCCGTGAAAACAATTTCACATTCTGGCTCTCCGACAAGTATATCGCCTTCCCATATCTCTTGCCCCTTTATGTCTTTCAGTCCTGTGAACTGGCAGACAGTTGAAGGGTCAATCTCAACAACACTATAATCACTCATACTGCTAAAGTTATCTACTATGTAGGCTCTTTCCTTTATCCCAGCAGTATTTCTGATTAGACTACCTTTAACCCATTCTCCGTTGCCAAGACGTTTAGCCTTGAACTTAATGTTCTCGATTTTCATTTCTCCCCTCCTTCCTCTATTACGCCTATCGGCTTGATGTCGTGTACGGTCTCATCCTCGGTGAAGAAGGAAACCTTCATCATGTCGCTCACATAGCCCATGGCAATCACGTTCTCCTTGGAGTCCTTGATGATGCAAATATCGCCCCTCACCTCGTTCTGAGTCTTCAAATACTTCACTGCGGCATCCTTCACCGCCAGTGGATTCATTTCCTTTGTAATCGTCTCCCCTGACTGAGGGAAGACGAAATAGAATAACTGCTTGTTCATATCACTAATCTTTTAATCTTCATCAACTATCTTTTCCGTTATCAACAACTCATCAAACATAGTACTATCCTTGATTGAACAACACCATGATGATTCGTCCTTATCTTCCGTTACCTCATAGTAGTCGGGATATTCATCCTCGTAGAAGTCTAGGATATTATTTTCCACTTCTGCCATTTTCTCCTTTGCTGCTGTCTTGGTTGAATAAACTCCTACAACATCAACGCACGAATTGTCTTGAGAGTCCACGCCATGTTGCATTAATATGAATACTTTCTGCTTCTTCATGTTACTTGCCCTCCTCTTCTACTTCAAACGAAACACTATCCAACTCGCCATTCTCCAAACAACCCAAATCGTACAAACGTCTTGCGGCATTCTCTGCGTCTTCGGATGATGATGCGTCCAATGAAACCTTGTAGGTAATTTTCTCTACGATTTCTACTGCATACTTCTTCATAACTAAATCCTTTCTTTTAAAAATTTATACTAGTGGGCGGATGGTACGTTGCAACCATCTGTATCGGCTTGGCTACCGCATTCGCCCTATAATCAGCAACAAATTCTATTTTATCTTCTCTAGACAAGTGCTCTTGCTTACAAGCATTCCATTCGTGAGGTAATAGCTTTCTCTAAATGGTGTCTGCTTGATGATAAACGTTGTCTTGCAATAATATCGCTTGTTGTACTTGTCAACGTGCGTGGCTACCTTGAAACATTTGATTATTATCGTCATATCCTAGCCCTCCTCTTGTATATCTACCATGTCTTCAAATTCGTTCTGCTTATACTTAATATCCATGGAAATCAGACTCTCAATGTCTAACACGTCCATTTCCGGATATTCTCTGTGCGTATGAATATATACACAGAAACTATCTATCTCGTACTTTTCACTACGGAACAAAGTATAGCTATTCGTTGGAAGGCGGAATATGATTCTGTCCCAATCGTTTGTAGCCAGCAAATCTTTAACTATAGCGTTATTCATATTCTTTATGTTTTGTGAGGGAGATTGCTCTCCCTCGGGTTAAACTTACTCCTTCATCAGACTCTCTACAAGTTCCTGCTTGGTGGCGAAGACAAGGTTCGCCTTGATGTAGTGTCCTTGGTTTCCACCTAACACAAGCTTGCATACTTCCATGCCTCCTCCTATCACCATGTTGATGTAGATAATCTCGTCCTCAACTATCTTGTTATCACGCATAAGATAGACCTTCTGACCTACATAGAAGTTGGTGCGCATTGTGGTGGCTGCCTTTTCCTGCACTGACCAATCATCTGCGATGCCCATGCAGGCGTAAACCTCATCCCCTTCTGCGAGGTCTTTTGTGATGCGCTCGAACACTTCCTGCTCGGTTGGCTCTCGTTCGGCATCCTCTCCGTCTTCATCTTCTATGACTACAGAGTAGTCGTATCCTATTCCGTCTTTATTAATAAGTTCAAGCCCTGCGGCTTGTGCCTTAACTACGTCTTGTATGGTGTAAACCTCAAAACCTACCAAATTATCACTCAATCTAACTGCGTTCTCTGCTTTCATAATCTTAATCTCCTATAATTTTAAATTTATTACTTGTTATTGTTAACCATTCTAGCGGCATAGTTTCTGCCGATAATCTTGTTAACTTCTGCTTGGTGCTGATAGTCGGTGCAGTCCAAGAAGTTCTCTTGATCCTCATAGAAACGTGCTGCGCTCTTCAGTTCGTGAAGGCTGGCTTTGGCGTAGTCCTTTGCCGGATTCACTTGTCTGAGGTTCTCGCAAGTTCTACAGTACTCTATGAAGTCCACAAGGGCTTCTTTGTCCTTACTATCATCCTGCATGCCTGCTGCCATGATAGGTAGGGCAACTATCGTTGCCACTACCAAAACTAACTTAATGCTCTTCTTCATGTTCTTATCTCTTTTCTAGTTTAATACTCACTACGTATGGTAGTGTATGCTGAGGCTTGTTGTCCTCGTAATGATATTCAAAACCTAACACAATAATACTTGATGGTTCGTTGTCCGTGATGGTCTCTTCTATCATCTTCTTGCTTATCTGCTCCGTGCGCTGCACATGGAACAAGCCCGAACCTGCTTCGTGTCTCTGTGCCAAAGCTATCAACCCATTGTCTGGATTGAAGAACAAATACTTGTCCCCAGTGAAAACTACGTCAACTCTGTTTCGTGCAGTCTTTGTTGCTCTTATAACGTTCATTTTACTCGTCCTCCATATCTTTAGCCGCTCTAATCTGATAGCCTGCTACGGCTCCAAACAAAACGCATAAAACAAAAATCGTAATGCCCATAACTTAACCCTTTCTATATCTTATTTCGTTTACTGCTGACTGAACCAAAAGGCTTGAAGTCTCGGTTGGCTCGTCTATAATATCAACATAAGTGACTTCCTTCGTCTCGTTGTTCATAAACTCCACATAGTCGGGATTTAGACGTTTGTACACTACGTATTCAACTCCGTTGATTTTCGTGGTAATGGTGTCATGGTCTTCTCTGAGATAGTCGCTTATCTCGTTGATTAGACTCCAATACTCTTTCAAAGCTAAAATTTTCTTCATTTTCGTTCCTTTCTTTTAATTGTTATACTTGTGCGGTCTCACGGCTTGAACGTGATGTGCTCCTCTATTCGCTGACCGCTGCGGATTTTTACTTCTTGCCAAAATTGAAGATTCTGACGAACTTGTAGAACGTTTCTCTATCGAAAGTTTCTTCGTTGTTACAAAGGTGGTAGAGGTCTTCCCAAATGAGCTCCTTGCACTCTCTGTTGCACTCTCTGTAGGTCTCCTGCATCTGTGCTGCGGTCTCGTTGCCGCATTCAAGCCAATACATGAATATGGCTCCTAAACTCTCATGCTCGTTGTACTCGTCATAGTACTTCTTCTGCTGCTCGTAAGTCTTGTTCTTTCTCATAATCGTATCTATTTAAATGTTCATATACTCTTTGTTGGTGTGATAGGCGTTGAAGTAAACTTTACGCTTTTTCTTGATGTCTTTATTTTTTCTTAAATCTAAGCCATGTAACTTATATATGCGATTTCTGTACGTATAGTAAATACGTTCTATTTTATTAACTCTGTCGATAATTTTGTCGTAATCAGCTCTAGTAATGGTGCTTTTGTCAAAGCCACGCATTAAATACTCTGTCATACGAGTTTGCTGCTTATTTAAAATCTCTAATGATTTCTTTCTCATAATCTTGTAGTATTGTGGTGGGGATTGCTCCCCACCTAGTTGGTTACTATTCTTCTTCCTCTTCTTCTTCCTCGTCCTCATCGTCATAAGGTCGTGAAGTATCTACCTCGCCATCATAGCCCAAATAAATATCCTCGTCCTCTGCGATAAGTTCAAGATAATCGGCTAACTCATTTGTGCCGATAAATCTGTAAAGTCCGTCCAATAGAGCATTGTCGCCTAACGCTTCACGCAAGTTGTCAAATGCGCTGCATACTTCCTTGAAGTCTCTTTTTACTGCCATTGTCTCTTCTTTTTAATCGTTATACTAATCTCGTTATCTTAATTCTGTAGATAACCTCACAATCCTTGCTTGAAGACTCCTTACGCTTCTCGTATTGAGTGTATGTGTTATCGTACATGTCCTTGAAACGTCCTACATATCTGTAGCCAACGTCCTTCATGTTCCCCTTGATGCGCTTTGCGACCTCATCATCAACACGAGTTGCTTGGATTGGAAACGTTACAACTCTGTCGGAACGTTTTACTACCTTGAAAGACTCTATAATGTTATCTGTAGCCATAACTCTTAACTTTAATAGTTCAACTTTGCCTTAATCTCATTGAACTCCTTTAATCGCTTGTGCGTTATAGGAATATCATTGTGACTTGAAATAGTTTCCTCTAGAAGGATTATTCTATCGTTAATAGCTGATGTGATATTGTATATCTCATCACTTGTAAGTGTTATTGTCTTTTCCATAAGCCTTATTTTAATTTTGTTATTGTTACGAAGTAGGTAACTTCACGTTCCTCGGTTGAATACTCTTTAGACACGTACGCATACTTGTTGTAATAGCGTCCTTGTGTATCTTTAAAGCGTCCTACGTACTTGTAGCCAACTTCCTTGTTAGCTTGTTTTGCGAGTTTTAAAACAATCTCGCTAACCACTTTGGAGAAACCTTCATGCCGAATTGTATCTCCGTTTGTTTTTCTGATATTGCTATAAGTATTTACCAAATATTTTCCCATAATCTTTCTCTGTTTAATCGTTAATACCTTGATTACACTTGCTTGGGCTTTTATGCAGTCTGCAAGTATAGTAATCGTAATCTTGTGAGATTGGGGAGAAGTGGTAAACGTGATGTTTACACCCTCCGCAAATCTGTTCTTCTGTTATTGTAATCATACCATTACTCCTTCCACCAATCGGAAACGTCACTTCTCTTAAGATGTCTCATTTCCAAAAACTCTTTGAGGGTGCTGCAATAGGTATTCATCGAATAGCAATCACCCTTCAATATAACATGTACTTCCTTAGTCATAGTTGAATTGTTTGACGTGGGGAGGGGCGCAGCCCCGTGGGGGCGTTGCCCCCTTATCTCCCCACACCTTGTTACATACTCATTTCATACACCCAGCATTTGCCATCGCTCCCCCAAGCAAATGTCTCAGCCCCTAGTCTTGTCTCGGACTGCCCAATAACTTTTGGCTCCTTATCGGGGTCAATGTATTCTCTAACTACTATATACTTCTTCATACCTTGTCTATTTAAAAGTTACTTACCAGGTTGTCAAGAACTGGCTCCTCACCGCTGCCCAACCAATTTTGGAAATGCTTCAGTGCTCTTCTGATGAAAGCCACCTCCGCTTCTGATAACTCCTTCTTCATACCTTTACAATTTACTTCTTATCTGTCTGAGTGAAACTCTTTCCTTTGGAGTGAGGTAGATGCCGTTAGCTCCTTCCTCACTACTGGCAACCTCATGCAGGATATACTTAAGTACCCACAACTGATTAGCCGTTAACTCTATCTTCTTTGCTACTGCCATATATTATAATCGTATGTTTTAGAGGGGCTATTGCTAGCCCCTTTGTTCTACTTAATCACCGCCACGTGATATGTGACTCCTGCCGATTCTTCTATTTCGTTCGATAACTCTGCATAGGTTGTAGCCTTTTGCTCATCGTCAAACGCTCCTTTTATAATAGTAGAGATACTATCTGATACTCTGACAACTAAATACTTCTTCATAATTGTTACTGATTAAAAATTAAACATCTAGTTAAAGTGCAGGTGTACGTTTGCTCCCAACGTCTGCAAGCTATATGCAGCCTAGCTCCCTCACTTAACGTTCGTGGGTCAACGTGTTTCGATATTTCTCTAGTCTAACACGACTAGCGTTTTAACCACTTCCGTGTGGGGTTTGTTCGTCTGTGCCGTGGCGGTGTGCTTTGAGAGTGTCACTAACTCGGTGTACGATGTCCTCGGTGTGTTACAGAGTTCTACCTCTCCGTATTGCTGACTAACACTATTTCTATAGCGGTTGTTTCTCATCAATTCACTAATGTGCCATCGCTCCGCTTTGGAAACCAAACTAACTTGATTTCGAGTGCAAAGATAAGGCAATCTTTTATTTCTGCCAAATTTTTAGGCACTTATTTTCAAATTAAGCCTTATTTTTAACTCTCATTAGTAAAATATTGCCTTAATTTTACAGATATTAAGTAAAATATCGGTTTAATTTTTGTATCTTTGCACCCTAATTAGTAAGGTAATATTTTATGGCATTCAAAGTAAATAGTACAATAAAGATAAATCTTAAAGAGATTTTGAGAGAAAAGGGCGTTACATCTAAGGAGTTAGCCGAGAAACTGGGTGTTACACCAGTCACGATTAGTTATATCGTAACGAACAAAACAACACCTTCGCTTGATATGCTTTGCAGAATAGCGAAAGAGTTGAACGTAAAGTTATCCACTCTTCTAGGTGAAGAGCCTTTGAGGGTCGTTGATACCTCGAAGGAGTTTGCAGCGTTCGTGCGCTACAAGGGCATCCATTATACGGCTGATACGTTGGAGGAGTTCTTCAAGCAGGTGGAGGAAATTAAAACGATAGCAAGATGATAGAACTTATCATGTGGCTCGTATTCGGTGCGGTCTCATTCCTCGGCATCGTCTACCTCTTTTACGCATTCGGGAAAGTGGAGGAGTCTAAGACCACATCCGTGAAGTATGTAGAATGGTTCCTGCAACTGATTATCGTGGTGTGCTACTTGTATTCGGTGTACCACCTCGGCAAGTGGCTGCAAGATTTGTGGCGCTAGCCCCACACGGCATGGGGAGGGGCGTAGCCCCGTGGGGGCGCTGCCCCCTTATCTCCCCACACCCCTTCACTCCCCCCCACCCTGCCAACCTCACCAAATAGAGAGAGAAGCACACACCATGAGAACCACACAACACCTATGCAAGGCAAGCCCTAAGCCTTGATGATACACGAAGCATGTCCAAACCGCATCTAGAAGCCTTCATCCTAGATGAGCGGTAAATCCTGCACATAACCTCGAAATCTACGAAAAACCCACAAAATCGGCTCTAAAACGCTAGAGAACCGCCCTTATATGGCTCAAAACTCTCGAATTTGAGGGAAATCCCGACCATTTGCCCGAAAATCGCAAAAATCGGCAGAAATGGAAGGAGTTCGCCTTGATTACGCCTGCAAACCTATCAAGAGCAGCGTTAAATCTTCTTAATGGCTTCCTTATGCGTACGTGCGTACCTATTAATGCAAGACGAAAAATCAGCCTAAATCGACCCAACTATGAAGAATGCGAAATAACATTACACTCGGCTTGTGTTTCCCCTTTGGATCGATTGAGACTCAAATCCTCATTATCAAGCGGTTACGTTTCAAGGGTGTTTTGTACTTTTGTTTACAAAATGGGAGGTTTTGAAGGGCATGAGGTAAATGGTTTCGTAGATGTTTGCGCCTCGACTAACACTTTGACGGGTTGGAGTGGTAAAAATCCTTGAATGAAAACACGGCAAAACGAACCTCCAAATATTATATATTTGCCCCCACAAACGAAAATATCAAGATTATGAGCGAAATATTGACAAGATTACCAAAGGATTTGACCTCTTCCAAACTGCTTGGAGAGCGCAAAGAGTGGGTCATGGGTGCTGCATCCTTGGCACTTGGTGTTGGTTCCTCCATCTTTGGTGCTAACAAGGCTAAGAAGGCGGCTAGACGAGCACAAGCCGAGAATCAGTACAGGACCAACGCTGAAAAGGCTTGGTACGACAAGAATTACAATACCGATTACCTTGACACCAAGGCAGGGCAAAACCTTATGAGAAGAGCGCAGGAGGTGCAGGATGAGTACGTCCGCAAGGCTGATGGAGCCGCAGCGGTTGGCGGTGGAACTGCTGCAAGCGTGGCAATGGCGAAGGAAGCGGCTAACAAGGCTATGGGCGACACGATAGCCAACGTGGCAGCGCAGGACACGGCACGCAAGCAGCATGTGGAGGATGCTCATCTTGCCAACACGCAGCAGTTGTCACGAGAACGTCAGCAAATCGAGCAGCAGAAGGCGCAGGCAACGAGCGATGCAGCCCAAAACGCTTCAAATGCCCTCTTCAATGTGGGTGTGAACCAATTGGGGTCACAACTCGAAGGGGTTAAGTCACAAGGTAGCAGCAAGTTAGATGGTTCACAAGGTGCAAATGATAACATAAATGTAACACAAACCCCTAAAGTCAACCCAACTGGAGTGGCATACGAAGCCCAATACGGCAAGGGAGCCGTGGCAGACCCTATCCCTGCTGGCTACAACGAGGTTGGACAGCATTATGACCCTCTAGACCTAGCCACGGGAGCCAAGAAGAGGTTGAAGGGGTAGCAGCCCAAGGGAGAAGGTACGAGCGAGGACGAGGACGGCAAGGCAAGGGCAGGCATGGCGTAGAGGGCACCCCAAGACCCCCACCCCCTTTGACCACCGTTGCAAATTATAGTAGATAAATACATAAATAAAAATCCCGCCACCCCCCCCACCCCTTTTTCTGGATTTCGGTTTTCCGATTTTCCCCACCCCTAATTTTTCGGGAAGTGTTAAAATGATTAAACGCAAATAATATGGAAGTAAAGATAGGAAAAGGTCTTTTGTCTCAGATTGAAAAGCCATTCGAGTCTAGCAATAATAAGATAACGCTAGATGATTTTGCGAAGTTTCTAAAAGGAATAGACGAGCAGTATAACCATAGAGTAAATACCAGACGTGAGCGTTATGCTCAGTTGCTATGCAAGGATGGTAAAATCCGCAATGTAATAGTTGTAGAAGAAAAGGAGGAAGCAGAGGAATGGGGTCCAAGATTCTGCTATTACACCGAGACAGATAACGGCATTATTCCTGCATCATACGACGATATTATAAACAAGTTTTTTAAACATTAAAACAAAATAGATATGACATTTGAAGAAGCAAAGAAGATATTGGAGAAAGAAGGTTTCGAGTTAGAGAAGCGTTCTGGAATAACAGTTGGTAGTATTGGAGAATTTCCTAAATGGGAAAAGATTGCAGTAAAAGAAGCAATGATAGTAATTGCTAAAAATAGTTATGTGACCCTTATGGATATGTCAATATACGAAGCACGCAAGGCTCGCTTAGAGAAGGAGTATGAAAAGAACACCAAGGCACCTGTCTCTGGTAAAGAGCAGCCAAAGGAAAAGAAAGGTATCATTTACCCTACAACCTTCCCAAAAGCTGATTTTTACCACAAGCATGTTCTTAACGAAGGCAATCCTGCCCTTGCAGAATCAGCCTCCCAGTTCAATGATGCTTTGTTGGATGAGCAGGCGAAGAAGATTGCAGAGCTTACCAAGGAAAAATCAAATCTGGAGGGTCTGATTACGATTTTGAATGCTTACAAAAAGCACAATGATAAAATCAACCGAAAACAGATTAAGGGTCTCGGCAAGGAGATTGCCCGACTGAACGGCATCATTCACAAAAAGAACTTGAAGATTGAGGAGCTACGAAAGGAAAGTTCTAGACACCTAAGAGGAAAGATAAAGATGTTCGGCGAGAATGTGGATTTGGAGCAGATGTTAAAGGATAAGAACGCTGTTCTGTCTGACGTTGCAGAGGAACTTCGCCTTACAAAGATTCGTGAGAAGAATCTGGTCGGGGTAAGCCAGAAGTACATGAAGGAGAACGAGGAGTTGAAGAAGGAGCTTGCAGACAAGGTTGTTGACAAGATTGATGCTCAGGCTTTGAAGAGTGCCGAGAGTGCTCTCGCTTGGAAGGAAAAGGTGATTGCAGAGAAGGACGAGGTGATTGACAAGCTTACAAAAGAAAACAATGACTACAAGAAGGTTGTTGACGGGATTAACGCCAATGCTTTGAAGAGTGCTCTCGCCTGTAAGGAGCAATTAATTTACTATAAGGATAAGATAATTGCCAACAATAAGAAGAAGATTGCCGACTTGGGCAAGGAGTTGGAGAAAATGACCAAGTTGGTTGAGACGGTTCGTAAAGGTTCTAAGGAGTATTGTGACTACGGTATTGCAGCTGAGAAGATGATTCAGAAGATGGCAAAGGAAATTGTTAATGACAGCCCAGTCCCCTCAAAAGATTACGAGCAATATCGTCTTTGGGCGAATGGCTGCAGATTCAACCCTCATCTGCCTGATTTTAGCGAGGAAGAGGAGATGAAACTTCAGAAAAAGGCTTGTGTTGATATTGCAGAGGAAGGCAAAGACCATTCTGCTATTATTGTGCAATACGATAATGGTATAACTCTATCAAAAGAAGAAGCTGAAATCATCGAGCGTTGCACGAAGAACGGCACGGAGTTACACTATAGTGAAAAGGATGGCTTAACTTACACAAATGTGTTTGGTGAAGAAATGCCTATTAGATGTCTTCGTGGTATATTTCATGCATTTACCGATGAAGAAATCGAAAATATGAAAAAGTAAGCTATGGCAGGAGTAAACAATCAAGATACACAGCAGCCGAAGAGGGCACCCATTACTATTAGTGGGTATCCTCAGGCGGCTTTGGACATGATGCGAGCCAGACACCCCGACTATGATCAGGTGATGGGTGGCGGCAATCAGGTGATGCAGGGTGCTCAGCAGGGCGTCATTCCAGCGGTGGCTAGCGTGAACGTCTTTCAGCAGGGCGGTAATACCATGGGAAAGTTTCAGCCTCAGCCATTGCAGACAGGGGCGGCTCCAGTAACGGATTTTACCCAGATGCAGAAGCCGGAAGAGTTCGTTCCGCAGGGGAATGGCTATGCCAACCCAACTTTGGGACCAGTCCAGACTCCTTATATGGGTGATGCGGCTGAAAATACTCCTCAGCCTCAGACCAGTTTCGAGGGAATGAAGCAGCCTACAGGATGGAATGAGGACGGCACACCTAGCTATGATGCGATTTCTTCCGCTTTGAGCGGCTATCAGACGGCACAGAGCAAGCAGGCTCCAGAGTTTCAGGCGGACCCTTCACAGAGGGATGGCGGATTCTTCGGGTGGCTCGGCAAGCTGATTCCCAAGAACAGACCGGGAATGAGGGAGGGCGAGACTCCTGACGAATATGACCGCAGAATGACTACCAACAGGGAGAATATCGCAGCATTTGCCGATGCCATACGCCACATGGCTAACATCGTGAACACTTCCAAGGGTGCGCCTCTTCAGCAGTTCAATGACCCTACTGCCATGATGGAACAGGGGTATCAGAACCGAAAGGCGCAGAGACAGAAAGAGGCGGCGGCGGCTTCTGATGCGGCTTACAAGCAGGCGGAGTTCGATCTGGAGAACCGAAAGGCACAGGCTGACAAGGTATATAAGGAGTACCTGATGGGGCTTCGTGGCGAGAATGCGCAGCTTGCAAAGGATAAGTTCGACTACCGCAGGGATAAGGATGCGGCTTCTGCTCAGTATAAACAGGAGCAGGATAAGCAGAAGCAGGACAACTGGGAAAGACAGTTCAAGTTCAGAGAGCAGCAGGCGGCTATCTCCAACGGTCTTAGACAGCAGTCTATCAACAAGCGTGGCAGCGGACGTTCGGGCGGAAGCGGTGGCGGTCATGGTTCCGTAGGCGGTTATTCACTCTATAACCCTAAAACTGGACAGACTGAGCATTTCAAGAACGAAAAGAGCTGGATTTCCAGAGCAGCCGAACTTGGCTATAAGACAGATACGCCTTCTTCAAGTACTACAAGTCAGGAAGTTTACTCTAGGGGTGGTATCAAGAAGGTATCGAATACCACAAGAGGCAACTCTATTGCTACCCAGATTGGTAAGCAGACTGCACAGAAGAAGGCGGCTGCCAAAGCTGCTGCCCAGAAGAAAGCTGCTCCAAAGGGTTCTGGCGGAGGCAAGCCTACACAGAAGCCGAAGAACGGCTATAAGAATACAAAGAAACTTGGTTTATAAACATTAATATATAATATATGGCTGGAGATAAATTTGACCAACTTTATAACGCCTTGAAAGCCGATGGCGCAGTTACAGGAACGAGAGAACATTTCAGACAGTTCGTGTATGCGCCTGGCAAGCAGGGCTATCATAACAGAAAGCAGCTCTATGATGCGCTTCACGCCGATGGTGCTGTTTCCAGTAAATCGTATGAGGAGTTTGCGCAGCGACTCGGACTTCATGCAGTAAATCCGAAGCCTCAGCAGCAGAAACCTCTTACTATGAAGCAGAGAGCGCAGGAGGTGGCGGCGCAGTACCAGCAGACAAAGCCTTTGAAGCAGCCAAAATATCAGCAGACAAAGCCTCTGGCTCAGAATAAACCTCAGCAGCCTAGTACGGCAACTGCTTCGGGTACAGACTACATGAAGAACTGGCAGTTGATGCACATGCGTAGCGACCAGATGAACCCGATGCAGCAGGCTCAGGCTAGCAATATGCGCGCGCGCATGCAGAGAGCACAGGAACAGTCTGCACGTCAGGAGCAGCAGAGAGCAACCCCTATCAGTAGAAGCAGAATAACTCCTACTGCCAAGAACTTCAACGAGACGATGCAGCAGCTTTCTACTCCAGAGGCTAGACAGGCTAGAGCCAAGCAGCAGAGAGAGGACGATGCTAGAGCATTCGCCCAGTATGAGGTTGAGGGTAACAAGTTCGTAAGGAATGACGGTAAGACCCAAGGAATTTTGGGTAATGATTTACTCAACCTTGTTGACTCTTCCATGAATGAGGCGCAGGAGTTGACACGTCAGCAGTATCAGCAGAACCTTGACAAGATGGGCGGCATATATGCGCCTCAATCGGTAAAGGAACAGGCTTTCCGTGATGCCCAGACGCAGGAACAGGTGAACCGTCAGAACGTTCTGATGAACAATCTCAGCAAGAAAATCGGCGAGATTTATTCGCAGAAGGGAATGCAGCGCCATATTGCCGAGAGTGCCGAAAGATTGAATATGGGTGTGGAGGAATATGTTGACAAGTACGTTACTCCAGAGATTATGAACTATGCTCAGAAGGCTTTGACGATGCGCAACCAGGAGGAAATCATGCCTCACGGTGCGCTTGACTATATCGCCAAGAATCTCAGCAACTCCATCATCGGTATGGTGGTGGCTCCATCTGTGATGTCTAGAGATACCAGACAGAGATTGCAGGAAGGTATCGCTATCGCTGATGGTGATGCGGAGATTCAGAAGGTTGCCGGTCATAAGGATGAAACCTACCGCTCGGGAATCGGTACGAGATTCGCTTCTACAGCCGTCAATATGGCTGCTGACTCTGGTCCGCTCGCCGTAATCGGTGCAGGTGCGAGTGCTGCCGTGAATGCAGGAACCCGAGTTCTGACAAACGGACTGGTGAAGGCTGGCGTGATGAAGGCAGCTCAGAAACTTACCGCACAGCAGATGGCTTTCAAGGTGGCAAACATGACAACCGCACAGAAAATCATGTCGGGCTTGGGCACTAGAACGGCTACAAGTTCGCTGAATCTTGCAGGATATTCGGGTGTTACTGCCGCATTGAGTCAGGCTTCAACTGGTGATGATACTTCTTTGCAGGCTATCGGTGAGGCTGGTCTGAAAGGCGCAGGACACGGTGCGGTTACTGGTGCCATGTTCGGAGTATCGGGTGCTATCATGGCTCCTTGGGTATCAAAGTTCGGTATCACTGGTTTGGAGAAGAGCACAGGCGAGAAATTGCTGCATGGCACACAGAAGCTTGGTGCTACGGCTGCTGGTCTTGGCGTTGAGGCTGGAACCATGATGGTTGCCGACAACGTGACTGGCGATAAGGATATTTCTTTCGGCACTTGGCTGGAAGACGTGGTAATGGTTGGTGCTTTCAAGGCTGGCGAGCCTAGCAACTTCGTGAAGATGGGTAACATTCTGCATCATCTTACTCATAATAGCGGTGGTAATTTCGTGATTGGAAAGAATGCCAACGGCTCCTCTATCGCCGTGGATATTCGTCTGACTCCTGACGAGAAGAATGAATTGATTTCTTCTGCATCGGGCAAGAATCTGATGGATGCTTTCGTGAAGGTGGACCGTGCATCGAAGACTGCCCCGAGAGATCCAAAATACAAAACGGCATACACGGATTTCATGAACGACCCAGACGTTTCTCAGAGCACCAAGGAGAAGGTGAACGCAGCGATGGGACTGTTCAATACCACAAGGGGCAGAAGCTACCGAAGCGTGAACGACGTGAAGAACAAACAGATTCTTGAATACACAAAGAACGGAACACTGCTTACACGTACATCTTATAAGAATGCCGATGAACGCCGTGCTATCCTTTACAAGCAGAAGCTTTATCGTGACAACGATGATATGCTCTCGCTGATTGGTTATTCCAAGATGAAGGATATGCAGCTGACTGATGAGGACGGAAATGTTACCAGACTAGCACTTGGCTTCCTCCGTGATAACGGCTATGACACAAGCAAGGATGTTACAGATCCGAAGAATGCTCAGTTGATTAATGACTTGCGCAACCCGAAGAGCGCACTCTATCTTGACTGGGAGAAGTATGTGGATAAAAACGGCTCGTATGGCTATCTCAAATCAGGAACCTCACAGGTTGTTGGCGGTTTTATGAACTCATTGAAGGAGATTTTCAACGATAAGGGACAAATGATTGTTAATATTGACAAAATCATGCAGAAAGACCCGATGAAGCGTACCGACCAGGAGAATAAAATCTTCTATGGTGTGAAGCGAGCACTGGAAGATGAACTTTTCCCTAGCGGAAGACCACATGAAGACCAGTCTGCAAGCCAAGGTAAGGCGGCGGCTGAGGATAATAACCTTGGTACCGAGCAGCCGAATGGCGAAGTGGTATTGGATGAACTGAGAAATCTTCGCAACGCAGAGCAAGCTCTTGATGCTGCCATGGAAGGAAACGATGTTTTCAAGCAGGTGTTTGAGAAATTGCACCAGCAGGGCTTGACACCGGCACAGATTTACGATGCACTCATTCGGAATGGATTGACCCAAGAAGAGTTGACCCCACTTGCCCAATATATCAATGCGAACGCTAGAGTGCAGGGTATGCAGCAGGCTACTGCTGATGCCATCGAGGAAAACGTGAAGGAGTTTACTTCTGATTGGAGCTATCACGGAACGCTGAACGGTCAGAAGATGGACGGCGAGCAAGCTCTGTATGTACAGGACAGCAACAGCAGAACCCTTCTTGTTGGTTCGGGTGATGTTGCATTCGACCAGACTACCGGCAAGGCGAAGGAAGACAGCGGCGATATGCTTGTCTGTCTGGACCCTAATACCAAGGAATTGGTTTACGTGAAGGCAGATGAGGTTACTCTGTTCCAAAACCAGCCTATCGACCAGTTTGCTGCTGAGTATCGTCAGAGATTGCAGATGAAGAACTCTGAGCCTTACAATCAGGCGGCACAGGAACAGGCGATGCAGGATGCTGCCAAGGCGCAGCAGGAGCAGAATGCGCCACAGGATAATACCACAAAATCGGAAGATAGTACCACAAAAGAGGGTAATTTAACAAAAGATGATACCACTTTAACAAAAGTTAATACCACTTCGGGCAAAGATAATACCACAAATGAGGACTTAGTACCACAAGAGCAGCCTCAGCCTAGCAGAAAGTTTGCAGATGGCACAGATGTTCCTATGACTACGGACAGCAAGGGAAGACCTACGCCTGATTATGGGAAAATGACTCCTGAGCAGAGTGCGGAGATTCTTACTGAGGATTTCGGGGAGAATGCTGAGAAGGTGGTGGACGGACAGATTCAGAAAGCTGAGAATGCTTTGAAGGATGCCGAGAAGATGAAGGTGGACTATACCGCCGAGCCTAACGACATCATGGAGCAGGAGGCTTTGAAGAACCAGACCATTGAAGCTGCCAAGAAACAGTTGGACCACGCTCAGAATATCAAGAAGGCTATGACTGCCAAGAAGGTTGCGGAGACTGTGGATAGTACCGAACAGGCGGAGGGCGCACATGAAGCTGGTAGCGTGGCTGCACAGAAGTTTGTGAATGCGCCAAGACTTGTGGGCAACAAGCGCACACGAATGCTTCCTGACGGAGAAACCAAGATTAAGGGGCACTATGAGATTGTTCCGGCTGAAAGTCTTACTCCTTCACACGATGTAAATAATGGCTATAAGAAATCAGAGGGATTCCCTACCGATTCTGAGGGCAGAACCGTGAATGATCGTGACTATGAGCACGACAAGGCGGCTCAGCAGAATACGGACCAGATTGCCCGAAAGTATAATGGTATGGCTATCGAGCAGGTGCCAGTGGTATCTGACGAGGGTATCGTTTATGATGGCAACGGTAGAACCATGGCAGGGCAGAAGGCTGCAAAGGACGGCACGGATGGCGAATACATCAACGACCTTCTGGAGAATGCCGAGAACTTCGGCTTTACCAGAGAGCAGATTGAGCAGAGCGGTATCGAGCATCCTCGCCTGGTATTGGTTACGGATGAGAGATTGCCATACGATGCGGCTACCTTCGCCAAGTTCAACCGCAACGAGAAGAAGACTCAGAGCAACACAGAGCAGGCGGTGGCTAAGTCTAAGACCTTGACATCTGACGAGATAGGTGCTATCGTTGCCGAGATTGACGGAAATGGTTCACTTGATGCTTTCTTTAACAATTCCAAGGCAATAAATGACCTTATCAAGACGTTAGTAAGCAAAGGCATCATCGGACAGAACGAGGTGGCACAGATGTTGGAAAGCCCTGAGCGACTGTCAGCACAGGGCAGGGAGTTCGTGAAGAACCTTCTCTTGGGTTCCATCTTCAAGCCAGAGACTATCAGAATGCTGGGCATCGACTCTACGGTGAAGAATAAGGCTATCAACGCTATCCGCTCGGTGATGGACAACATGAAGCTTGGCGAGTTCTCTCTTCGTGACGAGATAGATCAGGCTATCCAGTTGCTCTATGAGGCAAGACAGGGCGGCAATAAGGTTGATACGCTGCTGAGAACATCGGACATGTATGGTGAGGATGCAGCTAAGCGTTACCCTTCTATCTCTCAGATGATGGCTTTAGCCTTGGAGGGCAAGGTATCTGATTTCAGAGATTTGCTTGATGAGTACAACCGCATTGCTGCCGCTAGGAACACTGGCGAGGGCAGTATCTTTGAGGCTGCTCCTACCAAGGAAGAGTTAGTAAAAGAATTTTTAGACTTTAAGAAATGGCAAGATTATGGAACAGGACATTCAGAAAATGAAGGAGGCAATGATGTTTCAGGCGATGAAGAACCTCAACAGGAAGCATCAGGAGGAAATGAACCTGCAGAAGCAGGAGAAGAACCAGACGACTTAGTAAACAAAGAACTCGTAAAGCGCATTACTGAGACTGACGAGGAATTTGAGGTTGAAGGTAAGTACGGCACCATTTATAAGAAGAAGTATCTGATTGATGGTGACAAGGAGGTGATGCAGGTGGATGAGCCAAACAAGGACGGCGATTACACCGGTTCCTACTATGAGTTTGATGGCAAAAAGTATGGTGACTTGAATGAGGTTGTAGAGCATATTGACGGTAAGAATGATGAAGGCGGTCTCCCACTCCTTCCTAATGAAGAGAAGCCAGACCCTACTTTTAACCCGATTGAGGCGGCTGTCGCTGAGTTTAAGAAGGAGCATCCTCTGACCGAGGAGGAGATCATGAAGGCTGACGTTGATGATGTGGTGAAGGATATGGCTATGGACTATCTGAACGGAGAGGTGATAGACGATTTGCACCGTGCCATCTACGAAAGCATCTTTGTTAAGACCAGAAACAAGGTTAAGACTAACGAATCTGTTCCAGCCGAGGAACAAAGTGTTTCATCGGGTGAAACTGATAGTTCCATCGTGAGAAACGAAAATAAGCCTCAGAATAATGAGGTGAAGAATGACGTGAAGACGGCTGACGATGCAGCAGTGGTAGCTTCCAATAAGAAGGTCAATGACCTTTGGAAAGAACTCATGAATGCCGGCAAGGATGAACTGTCTGCATCATTCATCGGTCTTAACTCTAAGCAGTTGGAGCTGTTGCCTAAACTTGTTGGTGCCATGGCTGAAAATGCTTATCTGAGAATCAAGAGAGGCATGCACAATCTTGAAGACGTGGTGAAGGAAATGCGCAAGGAGTTTGCGCCTGCTGCCAAGGTTTTCAAGAAGGAAGACGTGGATGCTATCTATGAGCAGATGATGAATATCCGCTATCGTGACGGCGAGCAGCGTATGAGCTTGAAGGAGTGGGCTGACTACTACGAGAAGACTTCACCTAAGCATCAGGAGAATCTGGTGGGTGACTCCAAGAGTGCCGAGGAAAGAAAGATGGCTGAGAAGAAGTTTATTGATGCCGTGAACATAAAGTTGGGCTTCAAACATAAGTTTAACGGTATTGTTGAGCTTAGAAAGATAGCTGAGAGAGTTGGCTTGAAGGACATTAAGGACACGGACTTACAGGAGCTTGCTGAGACTGCTATTGTTAAGCGTGCAAGAGGTATCGCTTCTTCTGAATCAACCAACGATGCCGTGAAGTTTGAACGCATCAAGACACTCTATGAGAATCAGCCTAGCCTTAACCAGCGTGATTCTGAGCGAGTGATGAAGCAGCAATACTCTACCCCTGCCCCTTACGCTTTCCTTGCGGATATGTATGTGAAGGGCAACGGCAAGGTGATTGAGAGTGCTCTGGAGCCTAGTGCCGGCAACGGCATGCTTACCATCGGCTTGCCAATGGATAAGGTACATGTGAACGATATTGATGCCCAGCGATTGGCGAACCTGAGAAGACAGGGCTTCAAGAACGTGACGAGTCAGGACGGAACGCAGCCTTTTGCAGACAAGGACGTTGACGTGGTGGTAACAAACCCACCATTCGGTAGTGCTACCCCTAAGGAGTATGACGGCTACAAGATTTCTTCTCTTGAAGGACAGATGGCTATCAATGCCCTGGAGAGCATGAAAGACGATGGTCGTGCTGCTATTATTATCGGCGGCAAGACGGAATACGCCAAGAACGGAAGTCTGAATCCGAAGGATAAGGCTTTCCTTGGTTATCTCTATAGCCACTATAATGTGGAGGACGTGATTAATGTGGATGGTAGTCTCTACGCCAAGCAGGGAACCAGCTACCCAACACGTATTATTTTGATAAACGGAAGACGCTTGAATGAGAATGCCTTTCCACCAGTAAAGGATAAGGCTAGAGCTGAGACCGTGAAAGATTATGACGAACTTTATAAACGAATTGAAGATGATATACTACGAGGTGAACGGATGGATTCTTCCATCGGAGAAGAAGGAGGAAAAGTTAACGCAGAACCTGATAAACAAGGGGCTGCTGATACTCCTAAAGAGAGAGTACGAGCAAGAGAACGAGGAGGAAGCGAACCAGATGGTAAGCGAGGGTCTGACGTATCTGACACATCTTCCGTATCAGGAACCCATGATGACTTGGACAATCAACGAGGAACCGAGCCAAGAAAAGATGGAGAACTTCCTGATGGAGATAGTAGAACAGACGGAACAGGGGCAGAGCCTACTCCAAGCAAAGAACCAACCGCTGGAGCCAATGACGGACGAGTATCTGGATCAGGAGGAACTGGACGGAATGACGCTCAGCCAAGTTCTGATGAACCTGCCAGCACCGGGAGCGGAAGCGGACCACGGGGACAATTACAGCGGGTGGACAAATCCGTACGTGGACTAAGTACTGAGAAGGTTGCCTATGCCCCAAAGAGTGGAAACCCATTCACTCTGAAGGCGGTGATGCCTGCCGACCAGCAGGAGGCTGTGAATAAGAATCTTGAAAAGCTGGGCGATGCCGACCAGTTCCTTGTTGACGAACTGGGCTACAATGATAAGGATGATTTGTATTCTCATCTTGCCGCAGAGCAGGTTGATTCTGTAGCCCTTGCCTTGCAGCAGGCTAAGAAGGGCAACGCCTTTATTATCGGCGACATGACCGGTATCGGTAAGGGAAGACAGGCTGCTTCGCTTATCAGATATGCCAAGAAGCAGGGGCAGGTGCCAGTGTATTTCACCAAGACAGCAGGATTGCTGAGCGATGTTTATCGTGACTTGGTGGATATTGGTAGCCCAGACCTAAGACCATTTGTATTCGGTAGTGCCAAGGAAGCTGCCATTACCGACTCGGAGGGTAACGTGGTATTCGCCTTGCCATCGAAGAGCGAGGTGAAGCGTGTGCTCGACTACATTGAAAAGAACGGCAAACTGCCAGATGAATATGACTATGTATTGACTACTTACAGCCAAGTAAGCAATGGAGTATATGAGTTTGATGAGGACGGCAACCGAAAGGAGAGAAAGCTTGCGAAGGGTAAGACTTTCGGCGCTGCTGCCCTTAGCGGACAAAGAAGACGTGATGCTATTGAAAAACTGATGGGTAACGCCTATCTTATCCTTGACGAAAGCCACACGGCTGGTGGCAATAGCGGTCAGGGAAACTATTTTCAACACATTATTCAGAAGGCAAAGAATGTTACCTTCTTCTCGGCTACCTTTGCCAAGAGACCAGACAATATGCCTATCTACGCTTTGCGTACTGCCATGAACGAGGGCGGTATGAAAGCATCCGACTTGATTGATGCGGTGAAGCGTGGTGGTGCTACCTTGCAGGAGATTATGAGCCAGACATTGACACAATGCGGTCAGATGATTCGCCGTGAGCGAGATATGACTGGCGTAACCATCGACTGGAAGGCGATTGATGATCCTGAACGAGTGCAGGAGCAGCGAGAGCAGTATGATAGTATCATCGGCTTGTTTAATGATATTATCAATTTCCAAAAGAAATATGTTTCAAGTTACGTTGATGAGCGTAATATTGAATTGGCAGACATCCAATCTACAATGGATATCAAGAAGGGCACAGAGTCTTTAGGTATCAAGAATCAGCCTTTTGCAAGCAAGGCGTTCAATACCGTTCAGCAGGTTCTTCTCTCATTGAAAGCCAAATCTGCAGCAGAGCGTGCCATCGACTACTTGAAGCAGGGCATGAAGCCTGTGATTGCGTTGAACAATACCAATGAATCGCAGACTGGCAACATTGCACTTGGCGAGGAAATGGACGCACCAGACTTGGGTACTTCCTTGAAGAAGGGTCTGGAGGGTACACTTCGCTATACTCAGAAGGATGCCAAGGACAATAGCGAAAGCGGTTATTTCAATCTTGAAGACTTGGGCGAAGAGGCAGTTGAGGCTTATCACGAATTGGAGAAGAAGATTGAGCAGACAAGTACAGGTCTTTCTCTCTCCCCTATTGATGTTATCAAGAACGAGTTACAGAAGGCAGGCTATAAGGTAGGCGAGTTGACCGGAAGACAGACTGAGTTTGTGTATAACGAAAACGGAACTGTTACCAAGGTGAAGCGTGCTGATACCGACAAGAAGAAACTGGCAAGAGAGTTTAATGACGGTCAGATTGATGCGCTCATTCTGAACAAGAGTGCTGCCACAGGTATCTCTCTTCATGCTTCAAGTAAGTATAAGGACCAGAGAAAGCGTGTGATGATTGTGGCGCAGCAGCAGCTTGACGTTAATGATGAGGTTCAGATGCGTGGACGTATCGACCGAACAGGACAGGTATTAAGAGGTGCTTACGAGTATGTAGTTTCTCTGATTCCTGCCGAGCAGCGACTGCTGATGATGTTTAAGGCTAAGTTGAAGTCACTTGATGCCAACACTACTTCTTCACAGAAGAGTAAGTTCAACGAAATGGACGTTGCCGATATTACCAACAAGTATGGTGACAGGGTGGTTCGTGAGTATATGGCAGAGCATCTTGACCTTTATTCCCGAATGGCGGACCCATTCGGATGGGAAAATAGCTACGGCGATGATTTGTCTAGAATCGACCCACAGAGCCTTGTGGCAAGTGGCGGAAGTGTTGGCGATGGTGAAGCTGGTGCCGACGCAAGCAAGTTGCTTGGACGTATGGCATTGCTAAAGGTTGCTGAGCAGGAGAAGATGTTGCAGGAGATTGGCGAGCTTTACGCCAACGAGATTCAGCGTCTCAACGAAATGGGCGAGAATGACTTGGAGATTACCGAACTTCCTTTGAAGGCTAAGACTATCCGCAAGGAGGTTTGGAAGCAGGGTTCCGAGCCGGGCGGTGATAACGCCTTTGCCGACAATACCTATATAGAAAAGGTGAACATGGCTATCTTGAAGAAACCTATGAAGGCTTCTGAGGTGAAGGCTTCGCAGGAAGGCTTGACTGGCGGCAAGACTTGGGAGGAATACAAGGCTGAGAAGAAGGCTGCCGTGAAGGAGTTCTTCGACAAGAAGATTGCCGACGAAACTCAGAAGTATGAGGAGCGTGCGGTGAAGGTGGCTACAAAAGCTAAGGAGAAGTATATCAAGGATGGCAAGAAGGGTCAGGAGAAATCTGGCATGACCGATGAGCAGATTGAGAAGAATGCTGGCTACCAGTATGACACATTCTACAACAAGGAGAAGGATAAGCTGAATGACGTGGTGAAGAATCTGAAAGCTAAGGCTGAAATGTTTGACCGAGTGCTTGATACATTCGATACCAACGGAGCTTTCGTTCTGCCTATGGATATGAACAGTCCAAACGAGTTGAGTGGATTCGGCAATAGTTACGGAAGACTCATTGACATTAAGATTACGGATAACTTCTCGCCTAACGCTTCTTCCGTTTCCTTTGCTACCTTGGATGGCAGAAGGAAGATTACCTTCCCTATCGCTGGCAAGGTGGGCGCAGGTGACAACAAGGCAGATGTTATCAGTGCCATTGATAACATGACTAAGCAGGCTGCTGGTATGGGAGACAGCCATCTCAGAGTATTGAACCAAAACTTTGATAACTGGGATAGACTGACCAGCAACGAGAGCCGCAAGGATGGCTATATCGTGACTGGTAATCTGATGCAGGCTTTGGTTGACAGTAAGGATCAGGGCTTGGGCGGTCAGCTGGTGAAATATACTACTGATACTGGCGAGGTGAAGACTGGTATCCTGATGCCAGACCGATTCGACCCTAAGGGCTTGACTACGGATGCACCTATCAACAGCGTGGCTGAGAAGTTTGAGCTTTCATCTTGGCGTGGCGGCATTGACGAGGTTACTTCATCGGACGGTGAGGTGAAGGTGAAGCGTGTAGATAACCACCGAGGCAACTACTTCGAGCTTCGTGTACCGAAAAGCAAGGCGAAGGGCGGCAAGTACTTCATGGATGAAGATTTGCTGAAACTGGTTAATGACAACAACTTCGAGACCAGAGGCAACAATATGCTTGCTGAGTTCAAGCCTGAGCAGTTGAAGCCTGTATTGGACCGCCTGTCTAAGATGGGCGTGAAGGTGCAGGAGGAGCGCAAGGCTTCTGAGGATGAAGGCACCCACTTCCGTGAGGACCGAGGCTTGCAGTATTCTAAAACAGATACAAAAGATGTTAAGAATAGTAGAATCATTCCCGAAGATGTAGATAAAAACGTATCTTCGCAGATTGAAAAGAAGTTTGATTCTGCCATTGAAGACATTGTAGAACATGCAGAAGACAGAGATAAGTCTAGACTTATTAATGATGCAGACTATGCTGTTGATGAATTTTCTAATCTTGGCAGAAGCGTTATAGAATACTACAAGAATGATTATGAAAGAAAAGTCGAAAAGTTATCAGGACAGTCCATCGGAGGACATCTTGGTGGTAAGAATGACGGTAAGGGAAATAGAGGCTCTTATCTACTCCAATATTATAAGACCATTCTCGCCGTCGCTGACAGAGAACTTGCCTATAGAGACGCTAGAGCAAAGAATCTCAGAGAGACTTGGGGATTGCGACCAGGAGGAACGTTCACACTTGAAGCCGCTGAACGAATATTTAAAGAAACAAATAGAGATAAAGCAAAGGCTGAACTCTTCCAGAGAGTTCTCGATATAAACAAACGTCTCGGCGTTACATTCAAGGTTAGCGAAGAGAGTTCCAAAAAGAGATCTGGTGCAGCAGACATCTATAGAAACATTGATTTGTATATTGATGGTCTGACAAAAACCAAGGCTCCAGACTACGCCGCACCTACTGTTATTCTGCATGAAATGATTCATGAGGCTACAATGGGTGCTATCAATCTCGTTAAGAAAGGTAATGCTGAGGGCGTGCTAACTCCTAAGCAGATAGAGGGTGTTAAGACAATCCTCGAAATATATGATAGGGTAAAGAATGATAAGGAACGCTTCAAGGAAGAACCTTATGGTCTGACTGATGCTTACGAGTTGACTGCTCAGATGGCAGACTCCAGACAGAGAAAGGCGATGGACTTGTCTATCTGGGATAGAGTTATGAATGCAGCACACGAATTTGCAAGAAGGGGCGATCGTTCTATCTTGCAGAGAGTGAAGGATGCCATCAAGAAACTGTTTGAGGTTTCTGACAAGGATAAGATGGATAAGGCTATCAGCGACATCATGGATGATTTCAATGAAACCATTGATGATATTTCCATGAATGAGATTGAGCAGGACGGATTTGCCTATAAGGTTACAGACAAGGACGAGCTGGACCGCCTTGACAAGGAGAAGACTTTCAGAATGTATAGCGGAATGCAGGAGGTGGACGGTAAACTCTACTCCCCTATGGCTGCTATCATTGACGGAAAGCGTACCGATGCTACCGAGATTGGTGCGTGGATGGGCGCAGACGAACGACCTGACCTTGTAAAGAACGGCAAGTTTACCCTTGTAAAGACTGACAAGAATAAGGGTGTTGGCGAGGGCGATGTGCCTGCTGCCTACAATCCTTACATGCACACTTCCACATCTATGATGAACGACCAGTTTACCGGTGCTTACGCTAGAGGCAACATCAAGGTTGTGGAATGGGAGATTCCTGAAAGCGAGAAGACTAGCGGCTATCACGCTGAAGGTGCAAAGGATGCCGTGGGTCTTGTGCCATGGCACTCTGGTTCAGTGAACAGTCTTCTTCCGAAGGACAGACAGAGACAGGTGATGCTTTCACGATGGAGAAAGGCGGTGAGAGTGGTTCCTGATTCAGAGGTGGCTGAGAGTATCGCAGAGCAGTTGAAGGGCACTGGCTTGGCTATCCCTTGGAATGTGGTTACTCCTAATCAGGTTAGGGAGTTGGCTAAGCTGGGCGTTCCTATCACTACCGTTGAATCGGGAAGACAGGCTCCTGAAACCAAGGAGAAGTTCTTGCAGCAGATGGCTGAACTGGAACAGGAGTTCCCTCAGGCTAAGTTCGTTGACGTGAAAATGACAAAGGATGCCTTCAAGGTATGGGGCAAGGACGGCGGCACCAAGTTCCGCACGGACCACGGTGATGGTAACTATCCTGCTTCATCGGTTGAGAGCCATGTGGAGAAGGTGGCTCAGAAGACTGGCGGCAAGGTGAAGATGGTTTCATCGGTTGATGAAATCACCAGCAAGGCGGCTAGGGCTGCTATTGAGGATGGCAGAAAGATTACTGGCTGGTATGATGGGAAGACTGGCGAGGTGCATCTTTACATGCCTAATATCCACGACCGATATACTGCCGAGAAGACTATCTGGCATGAGGTGGTTGGACACAAGGGAATGAGAGAGTTGTTTGGTGATGAACGATTCGACAAGTTCCTTCGTGATGTGTGGTATGACTTGGATAAGCCTGAGAATGCGGCTTTGAAGAAGCTGGTGGATGAGGAGAGAAAGTACAATCCTCTGAATATCTACGATGCCATTGAGGAAGGTATCGCCCGACTCGCCGAGGATGGCAAGGGTGAACCGGGCTTCTGGAATGGTATCAAGAATAAGGTATCTGATTTCCTTCACGAAATCGGTTATCGTATTGCTCCTAATACTAAAGATGTGAAGTATTTGCTCTGGTTGAGCAAGAACTTGCAGAAGAATCAGAATGACCCTTATTGGAAGATGAGAGCCGAGGCGGTGAAATACCGTCTCGACCATGACCGTATGCCTGCTGTCGTGGCGCATGATGGCATGTTCTACGGGAATGACGGCAAGGCTCGCAGTATGGATAACCTTACCAAGGCTGAGTGGAATGAGGCTACAGATGGTGAAATTCACTTCCGCACTACCCCATCTGCCGCTACGGCACTTGACAGATACCACCGTTCGATTGATGAACATGTCTATATGTTCACCGAGAGCTATATGGACAATATGCTTTCATTGAAGAAACTGATGAATGCGATTGTGCCTGATAAGAAGATTGAGGATATTGCTTCTTCGGAGAATCCTTATATGCTGCAGAACACCATGCAGGGTGCGATGAGCGATGCGGCTCAGATGTTTGAGCGCAACGTGATGAAGCCTCTGGATAAGGCGATGGCTGACGTACTGGATGCCTTTGACGGAAAGAAGGATGATGAGAAGATAAGAAACTTCAATCTCTACATGATTACCAAGCATGGCTTGGAGCGAAACAGAGTGTTCTTTGTCCGTGACTTCCTGAAGAAGATGAGAAGGAACGAGAAGAAGAAGCAGGATGCTGACTTCCTGGAAAACAGTTATTATAGCGACAAGGAGTATCTTGACAATGAGCTGAGGGCTGGCAATATCGACCTGAAGGAGTACTACAGACAGATGGACGAGAACATCAGAAATTATTTTGATGCTGACTTTGAAGCTGGCGAGCACGACTATTCGGGTATTCACGCTATTCAGGAGGTAGCGAAATCTTCTGACCCTTACGATGATGCTGAGGCTATTCAGAGCGTGATGGATTCGGAAGCGAAGATGGAGGGTATCAGAAAAGGTGCCGTGAAGGACTATTGGGGTAAGGTGAAGGCTGCTACCCAGTATTCTATTGACAGTGACTATAAGAATGGTATCATCAGCAGCGAACTCTACGGTCATGTATCTAATATGTTCAACTGGTATGTGCCTTTGAGAAAGTATGATGAGGCTACGGCGGAAGATGTGTATGGTTATATCACGGAGGTGGGCGACCCTAAGAGCTACATCGGAAGCACGATCATGAGAGCAAGAGGACACAAGTATCTGAGTGAGACTAACGTACTTGCGCAGATTGGTGCGATGGGCAACAGAGCTATCAAGAACGGCGGTATGAATGCCATCAGACAGGCGTTTGCGAGATTCGCAAGAAACAACTCGAACAATAATCTGATTACTGAAACGAGCGTATGGTATGAGAAGGACCCTATGACCGGTATCGTATATGAGCGTTATCCTGATATTCCTGAGGATGCTACTGCTGACGAAATCAACCAGATTGTTTCTGATTTCAACAAGGACATGAAGGCGAAGGCGTTGCAGAACTTGGCATCGAAGGTTTACCGCAGAGGCAGTATTGGTTATAAGTTCCAGAGAGCGGAGAACAAATCGCAGCACATCGTGGACGTGAAGATTGCCGGAAGGACTCATGCGTTCATTATTAACGGAAATCCTAGAGCGGCGCAGGCTCTGAATGGATTGCTGGAGAACTCGGGTGCCAAGGGTATTATGAAACCATTGAGTTCTATCTCAAGAATGATGGCACAGTTGTGTACATCTTATAACCCTGAGTTCGTGATGCGAAACATTATGCGTGATGCGGAGTTTGCATCGAGCAACGTGACTTCCAAGGAGGGTGCAAGATATGGTGCGCTCTGGGCGAAGTACTATGCGCAGTTGGGCTTGTATAAGGGTGCATCGAACATCAGCTTGAAGGATTTCAGCGGTTCTACAGGCTTAGGATTGTTTGCCAAGTATCGCAACGGCACGCTTGATATGAGCAACAAGGTTGAGCGATATTTCAAGGAGTTCATGGAGAACGGCGGCGAAACTGGCTGGGTTCAGATTAAGAACATGAAGGACTGGACCAAGGAGTATAAGAAGGACGTTAGTACTGAGCGCAGCAAGCTTGGCAAGGGCGGTGCTGCCTTGCGTGACTTCTTCTTCGGTAATCTGGAGAACGTGAACGAGGTGGCTGAGAATATCGCCCGATTCGCTACATACTGTACGAGCCGTGACAGTAACCGCTCTATCATCCGTTCTGTTTATGATGCGAAGGAGGTATCTACCAACTTCAATCGCCATGGTAGCGGTGATGCTATCAGCAGTTTCAAGAACGGTGAAATGACTGGAGTCAAGGCTGCTGAAAGATGGGCGTATGGTTTTACGGCTAGCTATCTGAGACACTGTTCCATGTTCTTCAATGCCGGTATTCAGAGTACGAACCTGCTTGTAAAGAACTTGAAGAATCATCCTGTGGGTACTTCTATCAACATGCTTGCCATTCCTTTTGCTCTCGGTGCGTTGGCTGCACTTGGTAACAATGTGCTGATTGCGAGCGAGGACGAGAAGGACAGAAAGGGTGTGAAGGACCCATACGGCGAGTTGCCTGACTATGTGAGAAGAAACAACCTCTGCATCTATAAGGGTAAGGGTGAGTTTGTAACGATTCCGCTTGCCATCGAGCTGAGAGCGTTCTATGGATTGGGTGACTTGGCGGCTGGCTTGACTTTCTCGCCTAACGTGAGCGGACAGAAGAATCCTTACTTTGATGCCATGGGCTGCATGTCGCAGCTTGTGCCGGTGATGGACTATCTGGGTAACTCTTCGGCTGGCAAGGAGCCATTGAACGAGACGATCAAGGCGATTGCCCCTTCTGCTCTATCTCCTTTCGTAGAATGGGAGTTAAATACCGATTGGAAGGGTGCGCCGATTGAGAGACGTGGCGACTGGAATGAAGATGTTCCTGCTTGGCAGAGGGCTTACAAGGGTACGCCTGACGGCTATATGGCTTTGAATAAGTTTGTCAATGCGCAGACGAATGAGGTTGCCAAGGGTAATGAGGATATGATGGGCAACAGTTTTCTGGATATGGTAACGAATCCGAGCATGCTGAATCATTATATCGGTGGTCTTGGCGGTGGTGCTGCTACCTTTACCGAGCGTGCCATTGGTGTTGTGAAGCATGGCAAAGATACGGAAACCAAGGATATTCCTTTCCTCCGTTCGTTGCTTTATACGCCGAGCGAGCAGAGCAGTTTGCAGCGAACCAAGAGCAAGTGGTATAACTACAAGGATGAAATGGAGAAGATGATTGCGAACGTGGATAGACTGAAATCGAAGAACGTTCCGATTGAGAAGAGAATCAGCAATTATTCTGATTACTACAGATTCCAGAACTCCAAGGATGCTGCCAAGGTTAGAGTGATTGAACTGGCTGAGAAGCAGATGAAGCAGTGGAAGAAGCTTAGGGATAAATCTTCTGATACGGAATCCATTAATTTTGCCAATCAGAATATTGATAGAATCATGATGGAAGCGGTGGATGATTTGGATAAGTTGAATTAATATATAGAGAAAGGAGTGGGTACAAGGCTCACTCCTTTTTTTATGCTTATAAATGAGCAGGAAATGACTCAGCATAAAATGCTGAGGAACAGTGGCTTGGAGGGCGAAAATTTTATTTTGAGCATAGTTAGGCAGGGCATCAACTTCTTTGTAACTTTGCACCAAGTTCAATAGTGGACGAAACGGATAAACTATTTTATTATGTCAGAATCTAAGACATACATCTTTGGTGAAAACCAAAACGGAGGTTCAAACGGAATGCTTGGACTCCTTGCTCCTCTGCTCCAGAAGCAGGGTGTGGATCCAAACGTGCTTCTCGCCATGAAGGGTAACAACGGAATGTGCGGTGAAGGCGGCTGGTTTATGTGGGTTATCTTCCTCTTCTTCCTTATGGGTTGGGGTGGCAATGGCTGGGGTGGCTTCGGCGGCAACGGTCGTGGCGGTATCGCTAACGAGATTAACAATGACTACGGGCGTAGCCTCTTGATGGATGCCATCGGCGGTAATCGTAACGCTCTCAGTAATCTCGCTACTCAACTCAACTGTACTGAGGGTCAGATTCAGAATGCCATTTCTGCCTTGACTTCTCAGGTTCAGAACGTGGGTAATCAGGTTGGTATGAGCGGTATGCAGACTATCAATGCCTTGCAGCAGGGTAATATGCAGATTGCTCAGCAGATTGCCAACTGCTGCTGCCAGACCAACAACAACATCACTACTCAGGGTTATGAGAGCAAGTTGGCTATCTGTCAGCAGACTCATGCCATCAACGACAATGCCAATGCAAACGCATTGATGTTGCGTGACACCAACCAGTCTAACCATCTTGCCTTGATGGGTAAACTCGACCAGATGCAGACTCAGGCAATGCAGGACAAACTTGATGCACTTCGTGAGAAGAATAGTGCTCTTGTAGCACAGATTTCCAACGAGCACCAGACTCAGGCTTTGCAGGCTTACCAAGCACAGATTATCACTCCAGTGAATGCTGCCCTTGCAGCCTTGCAAGCAGAGGTAGCTGGCATCAAGTGCAAGTTGCCTAATACCGTATCTGTACCATATCCTCAGTTGAAGACTTACAATCCTGAGGTGTTCCAAGCAGCAGCTATGGGAGCATACGCTGGTGATGTAGCAGCATCAACCGTAGGTTGTGGTTGTTAAAGGAAAGGAGGTAACTATGTTCCCTTTAAACTATCCTTTCAGCCCATTATTCCCAATGGTCAAGAGACGGAATCCTATCAAGAGAGTTGATATTGGCGGTATCTATGAATTGAAGACCAATGCACTTCAAGTAACTAACGATAGTGTTGACTTCGGTGTCAATCCTAGCTGCTACAAGGCTTTACCTTGTGAGAGTATCGTGCTGCTAAAGATTCATCAGGGAGTGCCTACTACTGGCGAAGACCTTCCAGTCAAGATTGTAGTGCCACACAATGGTGCAACAACCATCAGTACTACTAGCGGAACTACAAGTGGAACAACAACGGCTGGTACAGCCAAGTCTTCCGTTGTGGACCATACTGGTTCTGCTGTAACTGGAGCGGGTCTTTCAAGTACTACGGAAGCTCTAGCCTATATCAACAAGAAGAGCGGAACAATCCGACTGCTTGGGTTTCAGCAACCAACTGGTGGCTAACAGAGTATTAACAATGGGGCAGATAGCTATGTCTGCCCCTATAAAAGAGAAAGAAAATGTTTCAAGGTTTAAGACAAAATTCCCTTTTTTACATATTAGACAAGGGAGGAGAAAAGCCGACTCTCAGAATCGGTCAGGTTATATCGGTAAGTGACCCTCAGCAGAAGTTTCCGACAACTTACATCCCGAATCAAGTTCCGAACTTCGACACAACGGTTGATGTAAAGGTGAAGGTTGGAGAACAGCAACTCAACTTCGAGAAACTGCCATCCACCGCTCAGATAGCCAACTCAGGAACTAATGGTGTAGTTGTCAGCGATAGCCGTGATGCCATGTGTGCTGAGGTTGATTCCATGCTCAGACAAGCCAAGGGTATCTTGGAGAGTGTTGACTACAATAAGGCAGTAGTGGAATCATGTGATGAAATACTAGCCAAACTCAATCCTCAGATTGCCAAGGATAAGCAGCAAGAGCAGGACATCAGTAACCTGAAATCTGACATGAACGGAGTGAAGGGTACGCTATCCGAAATTAAATCTCTTCTGTCTGATGCCTTGAAGCTCAGTAAGAACTAATAAAGGTAAGAAGATTATGGTAATGATTGAGATTACAGAAGACAAGTTTGATGGCTTGTATGAGAACGTGGAGAAGGGCTTGCGCTACTTGGATAAGGCTATGAACTGCCTGGGCGAAATGAAGCGTGATGGCAGACGTGACCGATACGGCGAGCGCAACCGCATGCCCGATTATAGAGGTCGTGGAGGCAGAAGTGGTATGCGAGAGCATGAGGAGTACGACGACATGCGCCAACGTGAAGACCGTGGACGTGATTACAGAAGTGATTACGGAGAAGATTACTAATTAAGTGAAGGGTGAAGAACGAAGAGTGAAAAATTCATTTGCTTTTCCTCTTCACTCTTTTCATTTTAAACGATTGAGATTATGGGAACAAAATACAGACAATCTTTGAACGCCTACGATTATCAGCCGGAGGAAATGAAGGCTTACCTGAGATACAACGGCTGGCACTTCAATAAGAAGATGTGCGAGTGGGCAGTGAAGCAGATGCGGAAGAATGGTAAGCCTATCCGCATGATGAGCAAGGATGATATTGAGGACATTCTGAAGAAGAACAATATCGTGCTGGAGAATAATGTGGGCTACGATGCTGTTTACATCGCACACATGTGCTTGGCTGATTTCTACGGCTCGTCTATCACGGAGGAGAAGCAGATGGCTCTGTTCATCAAGGACTACGTGGACGATGAGGATCAGCAGGATGGTTTCATCTTTAATAGGTTCTATGCTGATACATCGTTTAATGGTGTGGGCATTCCTTGGGAAGAAATTCTTTAGTGATTAATTATTAGTGATTATTGATTAGTTGAATGACAGAGCAGGAGATTTACTTGGAAAGGTATGACTGGACGGTACATGTGATGTGCGATGTTCATTCTAAGGATGCCATGAAGGTTAGAAGGTATCTTCGGGATTTGGGATGCAGCGGCATTCCTCTCGAAGATGCCTGTAATCTCGTGATCGAAGGTGAAGCCAATAAAGGGATAACCTATTCTAATGTTGATATAAGAAAAACGGTGGTTGTGATTGGGTGGGCTAGTTCGAGGGCTGAGTATATGAATAGCCTCAGCCACGAAATGCTGCATGTGGTTCAGCATATTTCGGAGGTGTTTATGGTTAATATGTATGGGGAGGAGGCTTGCTATTTGCTGGGCGGATTGGTGCAGGCTGCCATTATAAAATGAGTTTTCTCCTCGAATGGAAGCTATCGCTCATCCGAGTTATATGTTTGCTTTCCACATACCCATAATGTGGTTCAGCGAGGGGAAATGCGTACATCAAGAAAGTTCTTTTGCTATCTTAACTACGTAATAAACAATCTCTACCATAAATAGTAGAGCCTTTAGTGCTGGCAATAGTATTGCCAGAATAATGTCAAAATCTTCCATATTATAAAATTTGAAATTAATAAATTTGCTGCAAATATACTGCTTTTCTGTGGATATTTTACTTTATCCGTTAATATAAAGCATAAAAAACATGCCAAGCTTCATATATTTGAGCGATGCAAAGATAACAATATTTCTTTATGCATGCAAGGATATAATAAAATCACTTAACAAGGCTATATAAAAGTACTTAGAATTTCATTAAAAAAGCTAGGTAGATTAAGTTTTACCTAGCTTTTATTATTTACAAATATATGGTTTACTCCCCATACTTTGGTTCCTCATACACCAAGTTATGCTCATCTACGTAAGCCTTAGCTTCTGGGTATGTGTCAAACTCTACTGCTGTGGCATTTACTGCTGGGAATACCTCAGCATTGTCACCTTCCTCTGTGAGAGGGAACCATCTTGGTTCCCTCATGTACTACCTTATACTTCTTTGTTAACTTATTCATATTTTGTTTCCTTTCTTTACTTTAATGTTAAACTTGTAAACCTTATGCAGGAGTTACTGAGACTGTATAGCCCTTGCTCTGTAATGTCTGTACAGCTGCATCTGATGCTGAGGTGCGAGTACCAATCAAATCAATAGTCTTATAATAAACAGCTTCTCCTGCAAAATTAGCATTCATCTTAGACATATCCTGCAATAACTTATCTATGTTGTCACAAGCAATACTTTCCATTGCTAAAATATCTGTTCTAGATGATGTTGTCCATGTAAAATTACTTTTAGCACGCTGATTGGTAAAAAACAAAACGTTATTTGGTATATCGCCAATATTGCCAGAAAGATTTAACTTTTCAAATCTCAACTCTTTTTTAAGTTTTGTCAAGTTCTTCAAGTTGGCAATATCTCCACTTACATTAGTGTTAGAAAGACCAAGTGATGTTAATGCAGTCAAATTCTTCAAGTTGGCAATATCTCCACTTACATTAGTGTTAGAAAGACCAAGTGATGTTAATGCAGTCAAATTCTTCAAGTTGGCAATATCTCCACTTACATTAGTGTTAGAAAGATTAAATAATGTTAATGCAGTAAAGTTCTTAAAGTTGGCAATATCTCCAATTATATTTGTTCCTATCAACAAAAGACGATTTAGAGTTGCCAAATCCTTTAAGCTTGCAATATCACCAGTAATTTTTTCATTATGTAAGGAAATAGTAGAAATATTCTTTAAAAACTTAAAATCTTCTAGCTTAAAAACTTTATTTCCTGCGATAGTTTCTATGTCAGAAATCTCATTCAAGGAATATTTTTCAGGGATAACCAACTCAAGATTGTTGTTGCTGAGGTAGAAAACTGCTTTATCATTAGCCGAAATTGCTTTTGTCTTTCCATTATTGGCAGATAAGTTTTCATCTGTAAAATAACCATCGCCAATAATTTTAAGAGTAATATCCTTTGCAGATGTAATAGATAAGTATTGCGTATTCTTTGTTGGCGAATCAATCTTGTTAATAGAGAATTTCATTTCACCAATACAAAGAATAGAATCATTATCGACTGTACCATTTAATTTTGTAATCAAACATTTTGTCATAATCGTATCTTTTTAAATTAAACATTATTATAATTATAAGTCTTATCAAGAAAGGCTATTCTATTTGTCAGCCATATAGAAACTCTTTTAATGGAATTAAAGAAGCCACAATATTTTGGAGCATGTTCATATATGCCTTTCAATGGGGGAATACCTATTGTCTCGGTTGTTGCTTCAAACTTATAGCCCTTATATACACATGAGCTTCCTATGCTATAAGTTTTTCCTTCATTGTAATCATCATTTACTCCAAAAGCTAAACCTATAAGCTTCCATCCATCATTTAGTTGAGTATCTCTGTAAGAAGGTATATCTGTATATAAAGTTATTTCCTTCTTGATATTATTATATCCAATCTTTTCAAGCCAATTTCCGAGCAAGCCAACAATATTTTCAACGGTGAATACACCAGAATCCCTAAGTTTCTTGTAACGTGTCTCAATTTCATCAGCATATAGAGTGTTTAATTTCAAGACAGCATTAGTTCCCAATATATTTTCTTTGTCACTATTAGGTACTGCATAAGTTCCATTCCAATGACTTCCAAAAATACTATCTACATCATACAGTGTAGGAGTCCAATGCAGCCCATCCCAAGTACACCAAATCCAATTCTTTGAGAATCCGTCTAGGTTATAGAGCACCTGTGAAATCAAGAAGTAATCTACGAATGTATCTACAATGAAATACTTGGTAAACGTATCTTTTGAAGGATTTGAATCCAAATTAGCCTTAACACTAGACAAGCGAGTTATGTACTCTTTTACCTTTTTACTATTCTTATCTGTGTCTGACAGTTCCTTGGGATTGTCTCCATCATATTTTTCACCATTAATGTCTATTAGCGACTTTGGATTTCTAACCTCAAAAGTATTCCAATTAATAGTACCTTCAAACAAATTTTGATTGTTCACATCACCATCAAGGATAATATGCTCTGGCTTTTTCTTGTTGGCATGGTAAACCTCATTTGACTTCTTCAAATTCCAAGCATAGACACCCATATCTTTCTCTTCATGAGTTTTGGTGTTTATCCATGTGATATTGATAGGAAATCCATCTGGATGGCACTTTGCACAAGTATAGAAATCATCATCTACATTTCCATTACCAGTGTAGGGACTATAGTCTTCTGAAAGCATTTCATAAGGGTACCTCTTACCTACAGGTCTCGTCTTATACACTTGCTCCATCAGCCAATATCCAACAATACATTGTCCACGGAACACATCAATATAGTATTTCTTTAAATGAAAGCTATCTTGTGCAGGAAAATCACCAAATTTAATCTTTGAATCGTCATTGATATCAATAGCCATATTCTTGACATAATAGTTCATTGATGAAGAACCTTGTGCATTCAATATTACCGGCTTTCTAAAATAGTTTCCATCCTTATCATTGTACTCAATTTCAGCTTTAATATCATCCTGCTTTGATGTTGGTAACTTTGAAGTATAAAGTCTTACCTGTGCTGCAATTCTTGGGATAGGCAATTCAATATAGCTATCCTTGCTGAAATCAGACGGATTCTCTATCTTGATACCAGCAGACTTAAATGCTTCATTTATCTCATTAGCAGCATCATCTGACAAGTTGATGTGATTGGCAGAAATCTTATGTTCGTGACGAGTACCTTCTGAATCTCTATATCCAAATACCTTACCATCTGCATCTGTTGTAATCTCAGTTCTTCCCTCTGGGTCTTCAATATGAGAAAACTCTTCTGGTATGGTTTCAGACTTGGCATTATGAATATAGTGACTACCATCAGTATTTGTTGTAGAAAGAATCTTTCCTTCTGCATCAGTCTCAACTTCCATATACTCAGGATTCTCCTGCAAAGAGAAAACGTCAAGAAGTTCTTTGAGGTTGGTATCTATTGTACCTACCTTCTCCTGCAATGATGCAAGCTCTGATTGAATCTGAGAGATAACTTGCTTCAAGGCATTGACAGCATGGATTTCGCCAATTATTTCTCCGTCTCTTCTAAGACCGAGTACTACTTTATCGTCAGTAGTAACCCAAGCAGCAAAGTATTCTTCGTTCTGAATGACATGATACATTTCATTGAGAGGATAATAAGGCTTGCCAGTTGCTCTGTAGAAACCAAAGAGAACCTTATCATCAGCATCAGTGATGGCTTTTATGAACTCCTCATTTTCAATAACCTTAAAGCACTCTTTTACTTCATCTTCAATGAGAGACTTGCCTTCTTCTTTGTCAACCTTGCTTTCCTGCAAAGCAGTAATGCTTGCAGACAACTCTTTCTTGGCAGCATTAATAGCTTCAAGAATATTTGTCTTATCCTGCTGGCACTGGTTAATAATCTCCTGCAACTTGGCTCTGATTGGTGCAGGAATACCCTTACCCCACTCAATGGAACCATCAAGCTGAATACCTAAAATGAAGTGGTCTTCTGCATCTACTATTGCCCTGATGAATTCAGGAGAATCAATTTCACGGAATGGAAGAGCAAACTGGGAGACCACCTTATCCTTTGATTCACCGAAATCATTGACAATATTTTCCTTGTTGAACTTCTTATCAAGTTCTGTATCTACCTCTGACTTCTCTGCCTTAGTACCAATAGTAGCATCTTGCGCCTTATTTTTAGAAGCAAGTTCATCAATGGCTCCTTGGGCAGTGATTGCAGTCATTCCGCTAGTCTCGTTGTTATAAGAGACGGCATTGGCAGTAGAGGCACCACCTGAGACGGTGATGTCTTTGATAGCATTCTCCAACTGATGTGTCTTTTCACCTATCTGCTGCAAGTTCTCTTGGTCTCCATCAAGAAAAATCTGCTTGGCTGCTCCTAGTTTGCCTTTCTTGGTTTTGACTTCAATTTCGTCTGTTAAATTTATACTCATATTATATAATCATTATACGTTTACGATATTACTAAATTCCATGTAGCTGTGGTGAGAGGATTGGCTGTGCGGTATGCCTTGAAACTGCCTAGATTATTAGTGATAGTCTGAGGAGCAGCAAGGGTTACATCAAATCCTGCACTTGTTACACGGCTGATTGAGAGATAACTAGGTACTACTAGCCAGATGTAATCATTATCCTTGGTTGTTACTTTTGGATTGAATGATGCCCCTGTTGCTGATACCTTGTTGAGCGTGTTGAGGATTTCTGCGGTCATGGTGGCTGCTGAGTTCCCTCCAAAGTAGCATAGGTAGCGAGTCTGCGATGTGCTCTTTCCAGTTCTGCCTTCCTTGGTTACTGCATACTTGAAGATTTCTCTTGCTCCTTCGATTGGGGTGGATAGGGTTCCAGAAGATGATGGAGTGTCTGAGAGATTCTTAGGGGCATTATCGTTAATCTGCTTGCTGATGATTGACGTATCAGGCACAAGAGGCTTATTGTCGCTTGAAACAGAATAGCGAACCTCTGTCTGCATCGTACCTACATCCGGGATGATTGTAAAGCTTAAGATGATTGGATATACCGTATCATTCAGCTTGGCTAGGCTCTTGTCAACGTCCTGAATCAATCCTACTAGATTATCAGGAAGACCAGTAGCGGCTTGGATTGCTTTGCGAAGCTCCGGGTCGAACTTGTCAATCTTCAACGTGTCGCTTGCCAACTTATCGTTGGTTATGGAACCATTCTCGATTTTATCTGTAGATACCGCATTTTTGGATAGCTTGGAATTGACTATGCTGCCATCCTTTACCAAGGTTTCATCCACCGCACCTTCTGCAATCTTATCCTTGGTGATAGACTTTCTTGCTATCTTATCCGTAGTTACAGACTCGTTGGCAAGGTGCTTTGATTCCAAGGATGCCTCACGGACCACTCTGCCATCTACAGACTGGTCACCCAACTTCGGGTTGGTGATGGCTTTCTCCTCTACTTTCTCCGTGGTTACGGCTCTGTCGTTGAGTTTCTCGGTGATGATTGCCTTACTCTTGACCTTATCGTAGGTGACTGCCTCGGGGGAAAGTTTTGAGTTATCTACAGACTGGTCGGCTATCTTCTCCCTGGTTACATTCAGATCAGCAATCTTCGATGTAACAATGGCGGCATCAGCCATCTTCTCGGTGGTTACATTCTGGTTTGCAATCTTTGGAGTTGTAATGACTCCATCAGAAAGCTTGTCGGTATTGACTGCACCGTCTGCCAACTTCTCGGTCGTAACGTTGCCGTCACGAAGCTTGTCTTTCGTGACAGACTGGTCGTTGTAATCGTCCGTTTTCATCATCGGCACCATACCACCAATTTTCGTATCTTGTCTAAATGTAGGCATATTTAATTTCTTTTGGTTCTGATGAAGTGAATATCTGAATCTTTGCGGTCTCTGGAATGACCCTCAGGCGGATATGGAACTTATCCATGTTCTTGTGGGCACGGATGGGAACACGGGGCTTCTTGCCGTCGCCCTTGTCTTGCCGTATCACAAGCTTGCCCGGTCGTTTCAGCGTAATCATCAAGTAGATGTCTCGCTGCAAGGTAATCTCTGGTGATACCCATGCACGCTCTTCCTCATTATAATTCGTTGATACATACTCCATTTTGTACAGTTAATAATTTAAAGTTTATAATTAACAGATTCCCTATCCTACTGCTTTGTGTTAACCCCTAGCTGCTGCAAGGCTATCGTGTACATGTGGGTAGCCTTGTTGTCGTTGTAGGCTGAGAGTAACAGGAAGGCAAGATAGTAGATGAAGGCATTCTTTAGCTTGTCGGTGATGGCTACATCGGTGGATCCCGATGATACATCCACATTCTTTGGAACGCCGACAAAGGAAACTACGGCTTCGGTAGGCTTCGGCTGCAAGAGGATTTTGATAGGATTCTCTCGCATGATGACAGCCTGCGGTCGGTCGGCAGTTCCCATTGCACTTTCATCAAACATCATGTAAGCTTCGTTGTCGGTATCTTCGACAGGTATCACTGCCTTGAACCATTCCTTGCCACGGACACGAGAGATAGCGATAATCTCTGTATTCTCGTCCATCGTGATGGTTCCGATATTTTTTGTGGCATCGTAATCTTTTACGCTGATTTTTGAAGATGTGTCGCTGGTCTTCTTGGATTCTGCAAATACGGAAGAGGATGCAGCAGTGATGGCTATCCAATGCAAAGCATCGTTTATCTTCGACTTGATGATGTTGTCCATATACAAATCGTCCTTCTCATCGGTGATTGCCGATGTGTTGTTGGATTCCTCGTCTATGCACCAACGTACCTGTTTGATGATGTCTTCTACCTTCATTTCACCTTATTATATTACTCTGGTTTGTAATTAGGGAATGCGAAGTTGTGCTTGGTTGCCCAATCCAATGCGCTACCCACGTTCTTGAACATTCGGGAGCCTTCACGGTTGTCTTCCTCGTTAACGAAGGCAAGGAGATCGGATGCTGTAACAACAGATTCTACCTCAATGACTGATTTCTTAGCCGGTGCTTCAGAAGTGCTTTTCTCCTGCTCGGCAGCCTCATTCAACTTATCCTCCAAGGTCTCCTCTGAGTGAATAAGCGTAACAAGCCCATTCTTGAACAGGTCGCTGCTTTCGAGCAGAGTCTGGGCATACTCACCCTTCAAGATAAGCTCTGGCTTCTGCTTGGTGATTACGTTACCCCTCTCGAAGTTGTAACGGACGGTTACTCCATTCTTTCCCTGGAGAATGTGGCTTACCGTGTTTCGGTTTGCATTATATCTATATGTCTTAATCATATCTCTAATTCTTTATAGTTTGAATAACAGGTGACCAGTGGGAACCAGTCACTTGTTATTCAGTTATTTACTTAGGCTGCAATAATCTGACCTGAGAAGATTTCCCATTTACCGCCCTTGTAAATGTAAACATTCTCCTTCTCGTACTTGGTTACACCAGACTGGTAATCGGCAGTCAACGCAACAATCATACCCTCACGTGGAGTCTCTGGCAGAGTGCTCAGCGAGATGATGTTGTTGATAACGCCCGATGCGCCGAGAGCAGAAATCTTATCCTCTGGACCAACGATGATGCTGTTGTAACCACGGAGAGCTACACAATCAGCCTCCCAGTGCATGTATCGCTTAGCCAGACGTGGGTCGTAAGCATCCTTTGACAAGTCGTTGGTGCGCTCCTTGCTCTTCTCCTTGACGTAGTGACGAGCACCCTTGAAGTCGGCACCAATCATGCAGTCTTCCAAATCCATGTAGTCGAGTGTGCTATCCCAAGCAAAGTTGAGTGTACCATAACTACACTTGAAGCGGTTGAAGGTAATATCGAACTCCTTGACGGTAGAGAACATTACATCACGCCCCTTAGGAAGCTCAATCTTCATCAGTCGCTCGATGGCATTCTTACCACAGAAGAGATACATTTCATCAGACTCGGCGAAGTCGGTGAACATGAGCTTGGCGATGGCGATGAGGTCAGCGAAGGTATAGACTTCGCCAATGCCATAAGCGTTTGTCAACTGATTGATGATACCCTCAGCAGAGTAAGCGTACTCCTGCGCACCGTCCTTGGTCTCCATGAGGAATTTTAACTTGGTACCGTAGAGGTAACTGCGTTCCTGACGGAGCAAGAACTTGGTAAGCGCATCTTCCTTCATGTCGGCAACAGTATGCGGAGCCTTCTTCTTGATCTTCTCGAACTCCTCGGTAAAGATGATGGAGAATGCACGCTTCTGCAAGTAAACCTCCTCAGAACGAGGCTGATAGTTCTCTGGCGGAACGTTCATCTGACTTTCGGAGAGGATGGTGGAAGCACAGAGAATACGGCTGTTGGCAGGAATGGCTGGGCAGCCCATGGTGTCAAGCGTTTCGCCAACTGTACCCTCAATCTCAGCAGGACCATTGAGTGCCTGCAAGGTAACTTCATCCTTTGTCTTGTCGATAACCAACAGATTCAAGCGACCGCTAACCTTGGTCTTGGAACCACGCTCGTAGCCGGGAACAGAAGGAACGATAACGGTACTACCCTTGTAGAGAGGGAGCAGAGAACCAGAGAAGTTTGCCTTGGTAAACTTGATAGTACCACCAGCCTCAACCGCATCAATCGCCTTGGTAATCTTGCCATCAAGGGTATCACCACCCACACGGGCATGCTTCTTTTCATAGCTTACACAAGGAACACTCTTTGTAACCTTGCGGATAATCTGGAGCAATGGGGTACGGAAAGGACGATACTTCTCTACCTCGCTATCCCAATCCTCTTCGGCAAGTCCGCCCTTGCGAACCTGGGTTGCAGAAGCCTGCGTGCCTGTCAAATCCTGACCTTCCACTTTACCGCCTGGAGCCAATCGGTCTGATTTCTCTGGGTCAACTGGCTCGGTTGCTGCATCAGCCTTGCTTGATGGCTCATGACCCTCGTCACCAATCTGGGTAGTTGGCTCTGCGGTATCAGCCATGGCAAGTACGCCGCCGCCTGTAACCACAGCAAGAAGCATCAGAATCATCTTGAAGATGAACTGACCGCTTGTAAAATTCTTAAAACAATCTTTCTTCATTTTATACATATATTTATTTGATTAGTATTAATATGTGAGACCTTCGAAGAAGCCACTCTTAGGAGCTGCTTCCTTCTTCTTTGCAGGTTTGTTGCCTGCACCCGAACTAGACAGTGAAGGAGGGATGCCCTCGCTTGCGGATGAGCGAACCTTATTCTGAATCTTCTCGTTTCTTGCCTGCATAGCAGCCTCATCACGAGCAGAAGAAATATCAGAGTCGTAGTTGTTGGCATTGTGGAGCATCTTCCAAACATCATCGGGAATGTCGCCGCTCTCTACCTGATCGTGAATCTCGTAAATCTGCTTCCACATGTCCTGAGCCTCATCGGGATAGAGTTTGTTCAATCGTTCGATAGACTTTCGCATGTTTGCTGTCACCTTCTCGGTAGCCTCATTCTGCTCAGTGACCGCCTCGTTGTGCTTGGTAAGAATCTCGCTCAGCTTCTTGCCGCCTTCTGGGTCGTCGAGCAAGGCACGAATGTCTATACCCAAGCGAGCCATGGCATCGAATGGGTTATCTTCCGGATTCTTCTCCATGTCCATAGCCAGAGCAGCCAGCCACTTGTGGTTATCGAATACCTTTGACAACGCCTTTCCGCTTTCCTCGTATCTGCCCAGTGCATCAGCATCATCGCTGAGTGCCGCATATCGGGATTCCTTATCCTCGAAGTCGATGTCGGCATGACGCTTCTTGAATCGGTCAGAGAAAGCCTTGCGATTAGGGCGGTCCTCCACTGGCGGAGTTTCAGCCTCAGCAGATTCCATTGACGGTGACTGCTGTCCGCCGCCACCTTCTGCATTCATCTGTTCTAATTCTTCTTTTGTCATATTGTAACTTTTAAAAACTTTTCGGCAAAGATGCGAAAATAATGCAAAAATATTTCCGTGTTTCCATCGTGTTGTCCGAGTGGGTGGAAACACGGCAAAAAAAATGGGATTTAAGGGTATTTTTGCGCCTATATTATAATAATGTGTAAGAATATATGGCAAAAGCGAGAATATTAACACTTAGCAAGGTGATGCCCAATCACAGCACGTATGACTCGGTGAAGGCTCGAAAGAGACGGCAGGAGCACGGAAAGGACTGGGAACTGCTGACCCGATGCAAGAATGCCTGGAACAATCTGAGTGGCGTGAGGGAGACCCGAGCAAGAACGATGAGATACTGCAACGGAGACCAATGGAGCGACACCATCAGGGTGTATCATCATGGCTACTGGGAGGAAATGACGGAGCGCACCTATATGGAGCGGCGCAACCAGACCCCAATGAGCAACAACATCATGGTAAGCATCTTGGAGTCTATCACTGGTCTCTATGCCAAGCAGGGCACGGAACCAGTTTGCTTTGCAAGAGATAATGACTCCCGACAACTGAGCGACATGATGAGTGCCACGATGCAATGCAACTGGCAGACTACCGGCATGCAGGATTTGCTGAACCACTTTATCAAGGACTATCTGCAAGGCGGACAGATGTACGCCAGAGAGAGTTGGGAAGACAGGGAACTGGAAATGCCCGATGCGTGGACGGATATGATGGAACCCGACCACATGTTTTTTGAGTGCGGAAGCGACCCACGCCACAACGACATCTGTCTGATAGGCTGTCTGCATGATGTGAGCAGGGAAGATTTGTATCAGAAGTTTGCCCGAAGGGAATACGGACTGAGCGTTACCGACCTGAATGCGATATTCGGCATCAACGATGAAATGGACGATGGCGGTTATGGCTACGAGTTTAACGAGGAGAAGGATTTGAACAACCTGAGCTTCGATTTCACCAACAAGGGTAAGCACTATCATAGAGTGATTGAGGTTTGGACCACGGAGACCAAACCGAGACTGCAATGCTTTGACCCTATTGCCAAGAACATGAACAACGCTTGGTTCCGTGTGGATTTGGAAGACACGGCAATGATAAACAAGCTGATTCAGGAAAACGAGAAGCGAAAGAAGCAGTATGACGAATACGGTGTGCCGGAAGAAGACCGTGCCTATATTACATCGGAAGACCTTTCTGATAAATACTGGTACTACACCTTCATGGCTCCTGACGGTACGGTGCTTTGCCGTGGTGAATCACCCTACGATTTCAAGAGTCACCCTTTCACCGTGAAGCTCTATCCGTACATCAACGGAGAGATTCATCCGTTTATGACGAACGTGATAGACCAGCAGAGGTACATCAACCGCCTGATTGTGATGAACGACATGAGCATCAGAAGCAGTTTCAAGGGATTCAAGATGATTCCAACCACGGTATTGGGCGGCAAGAGTCCAAGGGAGTTCATGGAGGAGGCTATTGAATACGACGGATGGATTTTCTATACGCCTAAGCGCACTATGCCGAACGTAAAGCCAGAGGTTATCACATCGAATGCCGTGAATATCGGAACCAACGAACTCTTGCAGATAGAGCTGAATCTGATTCGGGAGGTTACCAACGTGAGCGGTGCCTTGCAGGGCAAGACTCCTTCGGCAGGAACTTCGGCGGCTAGATACGCACAGGAAAGCCAGAATGCCACTACATCTTTATATACCATCTTATCGGACATGGAGATATTCACGGAGAAGGTAGCCATGAAGAAGTGTTCCATCATTCAGCAATATTACGAGGATGGCAGAAAGATATTCAACAAGGACGGTTTGACCAACTATAGTTACGACCGACTTTCTGCAAGAGACATTCACTTTAAGATCAGCATCAAGAATGCAGCGGCTACGGCGGCATACAACACCATTCAGAATGACGATTTGAAGGAGTTACTCGAAATTGGTGCCATCAACCTGATTCAGTATCTGCAGAACGTGAACAAACCATACGCCGATAAGTTGCTTGCCAGCGTTCAGCAGCAGCAGGAGCAGCTTGAACAGATGTATCAGCAGCAGCAGGCGATTGCCCAGCAGCAGGGTGGCGGAATGGTAGAGAACGGAATCGTGCAGGGAGCAGACCAAAATGCCGTGGCACAGGCGATGAGTTTGAACAATAATTACTATCAATCAGCATAAGGTATGGAAGAAACAAAATTGATAACAATCAGTCTGGCATCCGTAGAAGGAGACGTGATGAAGCAGGTTTCGGCAATAGCCAAGAGGCAGAACGACAAGGCAGGAAACACGCTGTTTGCCAACACTACCCTGTCGAGCGCAGAGAAGGCGGTGATGAAACAATATATTGTTGCGGCGGCGCACAGCTTTGCAGGCGAGGTAGCCCCCATCGTGAAGACCTACATTGATGATTCATTGCCGGTATCAGTTACCTTTAACGTAACCCGGTTGAACGATGGACACAGGAAAGCCTTTGAGAGTTGCTTCATGGGATATGTGAACGCCTATACCACCTACATGATACTGGTATTGAGCGGAACGGAACAGGCAAAGGTGTATGCCGATGATATGAGCATGCACATGAATGCAGCCATTAAACTGGCATTTGACAAGACACCTCCTTCCCACTCGCCGAAGACATTGAAGGATATGACAGGTTCGATAGAGGGCGAGCCGCAGTTAGAAACGATTAAAAAGAATAAACTATGATTATTAAGTTCCAGATTATCAAATCGGTAGTGATTGAAGCGGTAAAGGCTACAACCTACCTGAAGGCAAAGGTGGATAGCGCAGCCGATGAGAAGGCGGTGAAGATAGGCTTCAACGAGGCGGCAGGCGATGACGAGGTTCACGAAAGTACGCTGACCCACGATTTCCAAACCGCACTGGAGATAGTGAAGACCCTGCTTGCCGAGTATCTTGTGCCAACCACACAGAGCGTGGGCGACAACATTATCTATTACAACGACAAGGAAGATGATATTGTGGAGTTCGTGCTGAATGCCTCTCGCAGATGCAGCGGAACCCTGACCGATACGCTCGCCCGACTGGTGGCAAAGTATGTGGAAGACTACATGACCTTCCAGTGGTGGACGAAGACCACCAACTTGAAGCAGGCGGAAATTTACCAATCATCGCTTGTGCTTGACGAACAGAGCATCAGAAGATGTTTTGTTTTGCGTGGTCCGTCATTACCGACCATCCCTTATACCCAGCATCTGACGGCAAAGGTAGATGGCAGCGAGGAAAACGGAGCCATCACCATTGCACTGGAGGATAAGGAGGAGACCCTTTCATACTCCATCGACAACGGAGCCATTGATGATATTGAGGCACGGAGCGACGACCCAAGCATCTTGGAGATTCTGAGAACGCCAGAGCCTTATACCTTCTCGCTGAACCCGGTGAACACAGGTGTGGCTATTGTCACCCTCTTCTCACGGCATAGCGATGATTTGAAGGTGGAGGTGGAAGTAACCGTAGCAAAGGAGGTGTAAGATGGAGTTCAACGCATTACACCCTACGTATATTCTCCGTGAGAGAGGATGGAAGCCAGAGCCAAATCATTTCCAGCCCCGTCCGCCACGACCAGCCACCTACTTTGTGGATAAGCACATCTTCATTTATACCAACCAGCTCTGGTACGACATTGATGCAACCACCAACATGCTGGGCAGGGCAAGACGAGGCAACCAGACCAATCAGGAGGAAATCATCCCGACCAGCGAGAACGATCAGGAGCGACCTCTGTTCTACCGATGGTTCGACAAGTATCTGAAAAAGGTGGAAGGAACCCTGTCTGCCTACGTGATGAAACCAAGGGGCGTGGTAAGAGACAACGCCTTGAAGGAATGGGAAGAGAAGGAAATATGGCTGAGAATGCCCGACAGTTGGGATGATGCCCGATATGACGGACTGGTGCAGGCTATCCACAGCTACATATCAACAGGAGCACTCTATGAATACTTTATGCTTACCTTGACGAGCAAGGACCCACTGACCGTGGACAAGGCTCAGCAGTTGGAGGACGAGGAGCTGGAGATTATTGATGCGGCGAACGCAATCAAGCCCGGGAGCCTGATTCATTCGCCCAAACCATTTGGATAAGGAGGCTGAATTATGGGAGAATTTGACAACATCAAGACTGTATCGGAGATTATGCACGACAAGCGAGAGAAGGCGAAGAAGATTCTGCCAGTGAGCAAGAGCGCACAGAAAGAATACATTCGTGACTTTCTTGCAAGGAATCAGGAGAAGTTTGAGGAGTGCATGAACCAATTGGCGGAATATGATCCAAAAACATACGTTACCATCTATGCCCAGCTTACCAAGCACATGATACCTAAGCAGAGCGAGATGAGCGTGACCCACGGACTTGACGAAGACTTCAAGCAGTTGGCAGCCATGGGAAGAACCAAGACAGATAACAACGCCTTGGACGTTACCACGATGCCACAGATTATGGATGCGGATTTTGAGGAGATTAAAGAGTTAGGCGATGGCACAAGTTAGAGAGATAGATATTGACGAACTCGTAGCCGAGAACAGGCGGCGATATGATGATATTTATGGACCATACGACCCATGGACAGGCGAAAACTGCTATGATTTCGAGCATAGGGAGTTGCTTGAACTACCCGACTTCATGATTCCGAAGATGTGGGTTCCCAAGGAATGTATGCGAACCTTATTATATAGGGGACTGAAACAGCTAGGCAGCCTGAAGGAGTACATTATCCGTGTATGGAGAAAGGAGTATAACGAGAAGAGCTACTACACCAAGCAGCTGATTATGGTGCTTACCTTTGAGATTATGAAGGTGAGATTTACGGAAGACCCAGAGTTTGCCCTTTATGCTACCGACAAGATAGAGGATAAGGTGACGGGTAACATGATACCGTTTAAGCTGAACTATCCGCAGCGATTGCTTCTGAGGATATTCGAGGATTTGCGAACCAATAAGAAGGCGATACGTGTTGTTATCTTGAAAGCCCGCCAGTGGGGAGGCTCTACTTTAACTCAGCTCTATATAAAATGGTTACAGGATTTCCGCAGGGATGGCTGGAATGCCATTGTGCTTGCGCAGCAGAAAAACACGGCAAAGAAAATCAAGGCGATGTACCGAAAAGCCTTGGAACATCAGCCGGGCTGGACTATCGGATGCCCCGGTGCCAAACTGCAATTCTCGCCTTACGAGAACTCGCCCGATGATTTCCAGGTTACTGACGGCATGAGGGCTATCAGGCGAAGTACACTGACCGTGGCATCTTTCGAGAACTTCGATTCCGTGCGTGGTAGCAACTTCCACTGTGCCCACTATTCGGAGGTGGCATATTGGAAGAAGACACCAGAGCATGATCCAGAGGGTGTGATTTCCTCTATATCGGGTGGTATCAGAAATCAGGAAGACAACTTGGAGGTGTTTGAGAGCACTGGCAAGGGTAATTCGGGATTCTTCTATGACAAGTGCCAGTTGGCAATGGACCCGAAGAACAACGATGCTTACGCCTTCTTATTTATTCCTTGCTTCTTTATCGAGCATGACATGGAGGAAGTGAAAAGCGAGCGTGCCTTTGCCAGATGGCTGTTGGAAAACAAAGACAAGAGCACCAACCCGAAGGGCTACCGAGAGACTGGCAAGTTCTTTTGGCGCATGTGGGAGAAGGGAGCCTGCTTTCAGGCTATCGAGTGGTACAGAAACTTCAGGAACAAGTTTACCACGCATTCCTTTTGTGCTACCGAGGCACCAGTGGATGAGGAGGATGCTTTCAGAAACTCTGGTAATCTTGTGTTCAATCCGTATAGCATTGATGATTTGCAGAAGAAATACAAGTGTGACCCACTCTATACGGCTGACATCATCATTGACGGAAACAAGAACGAGGGAACCATCAGCAAATCGAAGATTAGCATCAGAACAGATGGCGATGGTGACTTGAAGATTTGGGCGGTTCCGAATGTTCTGCAGGTTGAGAACAGATACTTGGTGAGTGTGGATATTGGTGGCAAGAGTACTACATCTGACTATACTGTCATGACCGTGATAGACAGATTCGGCATGATTCCTACTATCAAGGGCAAACCGAGAGTGGTGGCAAGATGGCGTGGACATGTGCGCCACGATAAGCTGGCATGGATGGCAGCGGCATTGGCGCATTACTATGATGATGCCTTGCTGGTGATAGAGAGTAACACCGCCGACCGAGAGAAGAACAACAACACGGAAGGCGACCACTTTGGAAGTATCTTGAATGAGATTGCTGATTACTACGATAACCTGTATCAGCGCACCACAAGTCCGGAAGACGTGAGCGATGATGTGCTTGCCAAGTACGGATTCCAGACTAACAAACTGACGAAGGGATGGGTGATTGACAATCTGGAGCAGTTTGTGGATGATATGCTCTGGGATGAACCAGACAAGGAGATGTATCATGAGCTTAGAATCTACGAGCGCCATGATGATGGCAGTCTTGGTAACATCGTAGGCAACGGCAACCATGATGATGTGCTGATGAGTACGGCGATTGGTCTTTGGGTGAGTGCCAACGACATGGAGAAGCCTAAGTGGAAACAGAAGGAAAGAAGAGATAGCGGAGGCGACGGCGTGCATTCCGTTGCTAAGATATAAGGCAATCCCCACCCAGTTTCACAACTAAGTGGGGATTTTTAAATTACTTAGAACAACTAACTAAAATCTACAACAACTAACAATCAACAGAAAAAACTTATATCAGCTTATCAATATATTTATCTAAATCCTTTTCGTACCAGACCAGTTCAGTACTACCCTTTCGTTTCTTTCCTTTCGGGAGTTTGCCAGCCTTCACCAGTCTATCAAATGTAGCCCTTGATACCTGTACGTACTCGCATGCAGCCGTCTTATTGATAGGCTCATCCTTGTTGGCGATTTGGTGAAGGAACTTCAACATCATCGAGTTTTGTTGCTTGTTTGTAAGGCACCGCCCCGACTGAATGCGTTCATGGAACTCCATCAAGAGAGAGTCAATCATCTGTAGTTCTTCGCTAATCTTTCCCATACGCTAGCACTTTTTGTTGTGGTACCAAAGGGTGAAACCGATTCCGCAGACCACCACCATGAAGAGAAATGCGATATAGCATCTTCCCAGTGTCATAAGCCGCTGCTCGCCTTTCGTAAGCGTCCGCTCGCATGGCACAGGAACCTCAATAGAATCATGCTTGAAGATGGTATCAAGCTTCACCTTATATATATTTCTGTATCGGTCACGATAGGCAATCTTGCTAATCACCACCGTATCGCCCTTCTGGAAAACATATACGGAATCCTTCACATATACGCTATCCGTCTTGGCTACGGTATCTTTCCGAACCACATACTCCGTATGGTATTCGGGAACCTTGATGTACTCCTTGGTCTTGCAGCTGCCCAAAAGCAGAACGATCAGAAAGCCTACGATGATCGTCAGAATCGTGCTTATCCAAGCTTCTTTGTTATACCATTTCATAATAATACTTTTTTACATATTCCAAACCAGTTCTTTCTATCATCAATGCCGTTCAAGCCGCCATTGACTTTCTTGGTTATTTTTACAATATCATCCTTGTCGGCGAGTTCATTCAGCCCATGGACAAACCACCACCACATGCCGCTTTTCACGGAACCATTCTGCCCTTCCAGCAGTTCTGGCTTTTCCATGATGTCGCCCTTGCAATACTCTGAGTTTTGGTAGCTCTGGTAGTTGGCTCTACCGGTAAGCATAAGGAAGCCACGACCCCGATATTTATATCCGTCGCCCTTTTGGGTGTTTCCTAGCATTTTTGCCAATCTGCCCTTGTCGTACTTGGAGAAATAGCTTATCTTTCCCTGCTCCTTCATAAACTTGAAGCCAGCAGTTTCGTGAAGCACCTGAGCTAGGAAGTGGCACATTCTTAAAGGCGTATTAATCTCGAAGGTATCAGCCCAGGCATTGATGTAGTGCAGGTATCTATCTACCCTTCCTGCATCTGGCAGAATCTCCAGCATCTGTTTTCTTGTTACCTTCATGCCTTCTCCTCCTTCTCTTTTTCCTGTTCTTTCATAATCTCGGCAAAAGCCCTAGCCAAATCTTCCTTGTTCTCCAGTAGAATACTTACCGTCTTCTCCTGCTTTCGGATTTCAGCCTTCTGCCAGCTCTTTTCTCTGATGCTAACGAACTCGCAGAACACGCAATATCCTGCCCAAATCATAGAGAATACTGGGAATGGAAGTACGATGCAGGCAATCAGGTCTATGCACACCGCAGCCATGAAAGGAGAGAAATACTTCCTAGCCTTGTCGCAGGTTTTCTTGAACCCGGTGCTTGTTGTAGCCTCTCCGTTCTCCTTTGCCTTTTTGATTCCGAAGAATAGGTCCACGCCCATAGAAACAATAAGAGCACCCATACAGATGGCGATTATCAACGCCGTCATGTATAGGTGCTCATGTAAAAATGTATGAATAATTTCCGTCATATACCATTAATATTGATTAATGGCTACAAAGATAGGGGCTTTTTCTAAACGTTCTTCCGTGTTTCCATTCAACCATTCATATACCACCAAATTTTATCGGTAGGATGGTTCGTTGACTCGTCGCAGAGGAAGCTAACCGCCAGTTCTGATACCCTTTTCTTCAATGTTTCCTTGCTTCGGGACCACTTGCCGAGCAAATCAATGTTCTCGGCAAACATCTTATTCATAGTTACGGCAAAGTCCCACATCGTGTAGTCGGGAATCATCAATGCCTGTTTCTTGTACTCTTCCTTCATTTCCTCGTAATCGAAGAAAGGCGCATACTCCTTGGTAACATCATCCTTGAAGTAGTAGATGTTGGCGATGCAAGCCCTGCCGAGCTTCTCATCGAAGTGGTGTCTTCTCTCCATCCAGTAGATGATGTTTCTCTGAACAATCTGTTCCTCTTCTTCCGAGAAGCCGCACTCATCGTTTCGCAGCATGCGGTAAGCAACATCTGCTACGTGTAAAAGCGATTTTGATAAATCCATAAGCGTAAAGCATTAAAGTGAATATGATAAACACATGGTGCATCTCTAGCTGTTCGGGAGTGATGAGCCAGTGCTGATAGTACAATCGGATGGCATTGATGCCAAAGAAATAGAAGAATGGAATGCGGAAAATCCAGCAGTACTTAAAGAAGAAACTAACTGGAAGCATGCAGAGAGGCATATAAATATATGCCAGAAAGTAAATCCAGATGATACAGCCTCCGTTGTTGGCTGTATCAAGTATTGCAGGTCTGTGGTAATGCCCATAGTCCCATACGCCGTACCAGTGACCTAGCATCAATGGTATGGGTGCCCATTTTGATAGAAGTTCATAAAACCTCCAAATCTTGCGGCTTACCAAGCCGTTTAAAACCATTTGTCGCTCCTCATCTGAGAGAGCATCGTCTTCTTTCTGTTTCATACAAATAAAAGTTTATGTTAAATGCCCGAATTTAATTGCTGTTTCTTAGAAATAGTATGCTAAATCTTATAATTCGGTGCAAAGTTAAGAAAAATCTCTCACAAAACAATGGAAAATGTGCAAAATCTTAAAATATATTATTAATTTGGACGTTTTCTAGATAAGTAGTATCTTTGCACCTGTATTTCAACAACATAAATGAGGTGTGCGTATGACAAAGACAGACTTTAGCTTAACGGCAAGGCAGAGGGAAGACATCATGAAAGCCTACTGTGATGTGGCGAATACATGCCACTCGCAGAAGGAGGCATATATGAAGGTGGCTGCCCATCCTGCCCCAAGGTACTACGTCAGCCCCAAGCAGGCGTTTGAGCGGCTGAGAAGGATGGTGGTAGGTGATTTCACCGTGGTGGATGCCATGACGGAACCGAGAAGGCGAATGTACTATTCACTTTTCGACAGGCTCCAGAAGCTATCTCAACGCAAGGAGTTCATCGGGGAGTCTCTGCATTCCATCTGCCAGTTTCTGGTAGGGGAACCTGCTCCAGAGTTCTTCCTTTCGCCTGAATCGGTGCAGTATATCTTCAATAAATGCAAGCGTTATGGTAAGGATTTCAGATATAAAAAGTAAGCCAGACTTTGGATTGAAGGCTGCAATCTCCATCCTCTGCATCATTCTGTTGCCATGGCATGTGGGTTTCAGCCCGGCACTTCCTTTGGAGAATCACATCATCTACAGTTTCTTTCATGTCAACGTGTTTCATCTTGCCGTGAACCTGCTGGTTCTTTGGCAGATCAAGAACAGACTCACACCAGTGAAGGCTTTCATGGTAGCCGTGGCTGCCAGTATGCTTCCTATGTACGTCAGCGAGCCGACGATGGGATTGTCTGGTTTTCTCTTCGCCCAGTTTGGAATCCTTTGGGGACGGACGGGGAGATGGAAGGAGGCGATCAAAAAAGCGATGCCGTTCATACTATTCACCATGCTTCTGAACAACGTGAACGGATTGCTTCATCTATACGCATTTTCCATTGGCTATATAATTGAATTTCTTTCAATGAAGGCGGCGGCTCGTAGAGAGTAGCCGCCTTCTGCTTACGGGAAATCCAAATCATCAAATATACTTGTATATAGGCTTGCCTGAATATACTGCCTTTACCGTATGGATTTTCGAGTTTTTGCTATCTGTTATATAAGCTTCAATATGAGCCTGCTGGTTTTGTTCTTGAAACTCGATATATGACAATTCTTCTCCAATGGAAGAGCCATATACATCATAGCCATCATCTGTTTTAAAATGAGTACCATCCCAATCATACCCCCAAATATGTGTGGCTAAGTATCTTCTGCTTTCTACCTTCTTATATAATGTTACATGCACACCTGAACTATTTGACAAGTCGTTATGACCGGCTTTCAATTTACAATTTTCAATCTCTAAACTATACATATTTGAATATACAGATACTCCTAGACAAACACCCTGCTCGTTCTTATAGATTCTTATACTATCAATATCATAAGCTCTTCCGTCATAAGACATCTGATTGATGAGATTAGCAGTGCTTACATCTTCATCGTTGCTACCACATGCACATAGTGACATAATAGCCACCATAATAAATAATAATTTCTTCATAAATAAAATTGTTAAAGCGTTATTTTTGGTGCAAAAGTAGGGAAAATATCAATAGGTTGTATCGCCGAAGAACATTTTTCTGCATAGTTTAGACAGAAACAAAATAAGGTGGAATGCTATACGCACCCACCTTATTATATTATAAAGCCCCGAATTTATCAAAATTCCATATTATGCATGAGTGATCTTCTGTTTTGGACTCTTACCAAGGAACCAGTGAAGGCATCGGATGCCTTGAAGTCTGACAAGTTGTACTTGAACGTAAAATAAGCCAACGGCTTACCGCCTAGACTCACCAGCTTGCACCAGTTCACAGCATTGTTGCTAGCCCATATCTCTAGACTAAGCTTGCCATCTGCTGACTTTTTGAGGTGACGAATCTGTCTGAGGCTCTTCAATATCATCGAACCAGTGAACTTCAATGGTCTTGTGATGAGATAGCCGCTGTAGAGATTCTCATCATCAATGGCAGCAGGCTTATCTGTGAGAGAATAGACGTTGCCTTCTGTGTCTTGAATCAAGCTATCCGGGTAATCGTTCACAATAGTCTGTGCCTCAATTCCGCTATTATCCATAGCAAAGGTCTTGTCAACAGTGTTGTATATGTACTGGTATGACTTTCCCTTTGCATAGATTCGAAGCAACGAATCATTATAGTCATAGGCAATCATGCAATCTCGTAAGAACCTGCTTAATGCCCCATCATCAAGGGTTCTCAACTCGCTTGGCTGATAGCCGCTCATTTTATTGCTCATAAAAGCAACACTGCCTCCCGATGTTGCCATCAATCCCTTCATGCCTGTGAAGAACACCATATTTCCCGTAGGAACAAATGGAGAGTTCTTGTTGCAAACCTCTCTGGAGATAGGATAAGAATTAGAGTACAATCCTTCGGCATTGACACTCATACCATAAATACCTTCGCTTGTGAAAACGAGCAGTGGGTATTGACCGAACTGTCCTGTACTTACGGCTTCGGTATTTGAAACGATGCCATAAATCTCACCTGTGCCCACGGTGTTATCGCCCGATGCCTCAAATACAAATGGGTTATTGACGTTTGAGGTGTATATCTGAGAGTTCAAATCCTCATAGTCGCTTGCGCTTTCAACCAGTTTTACAAATTCTTCATCTGATATATCCTTAAATACGGCATCGCCTTCTTTGGAAGGAAGATTCGTAAATGAATATGAGCCATTAAGCATAGGATGCTCCATCAGCTGGATTCTCAGATACTTTACTCTCTTAAACAAGATTATTTCACGTGCATTTGTGTCTGGATAGAATATCCATCCTCGAAGGAACGAATCATTCATTGTGGCTCCACAAGATACCCATTTGTCGCAAGTATCAGTAACAATGTGGGTATAAATCATATAAGCCTCATCTTTGTTCGTATCCACTTCTCTTCCGACAAAGTAGCTGAAGCCTTCAAATGGATAACGCTTAGCACCTACCAAATTCAATCTCTTGTTGTAAGTAAACAACTTGTCGGCTGACATTCTTGCCCACCCGTAGTAATCGTCAACACCAAGTTGAGACTGTGTTGTTAAATTGCTAACAATGTTACCTTTGATGAGGCTGCGCTTTTCCCCGAAGCGTCTAGTTACCGTACAATGATACTCGCCATCTACTTCATCGTCACCAATGCCTACAGAAAACAATTTGTAGAACTGACTTTTATGTACAAGTTCATCCTTGATTTCTATATCTGACTTATATGTCGGCTGTATTTCGTCATGAACTTGGATTGTTTTCCCATTAAAACCTTTCTGGTCGTAATTGAAAACGCTCTCAGAATATCCCTTGAAACCGAAATTTGCAAAAGGAGTCATATAAGTTGTGTTTGGACTTACAAACTTCCAATCTCCATTAAGGTTGAATGGAGTTACCTGATCAGAAGCGAACACAACAATATCCTTCACAATGTCGCTCCAATCAGAACTAATCGGCTTGAATCTGAAAAGAAGCTCACTATATTCTATGAAATAGAACAAGCTACTTGTACCTTTTACCTGATTCAAATCCTGGAACGTATGAGTCTTGCTGTTGTAATCTGCAGAACCGAATCGGCAATTTCTGTTGATGGTTGGATAGCAAATAATTGGATTCGTAATCTTTGCATACGAGCCATCAAACAATCTGAACGCACATCTTATAAAGAAAGGGAATGCGAACATATTCTTTTCCTTCACCCAGTTGATTGCCTGCGCAACGTGCCCCTGCACCGTGTTCTGGAAACTTATCTCATGAGAACCATCAGAAGCACTTTTTATCGTAAAGCTGGTGTATGGTCCCTGCGAATAATCACCAGTAGGTCTGTCACCTCCTGCCTTGATAAACTTTCCGTTAATATCATAATAGGTATCATCGGAAACGCGATAATTATAATCATTTGATATATCCATGAGTGTTCTCGTTCTTTCATCCTGCTGGTAATCACCAGTAGGCTTACTGAACGTGAAGTTGCACGCCAAATCCGGAAGAGAATATCCTAGCACCTTATAGGATTTACCTTTGAACAAATAATAGCACAAGCCTTTATCTGTTGCACAAACCAAGGTGTTCGCATTACTCTTGATGTCATGAAGCTTGGCTCCGAGTTCAACGGTCTGAACCAATCTCTCTGCTACGTTACCGCTCTTGAAGCCTATGTATAGCTTCAAGGTGTAGCTTCCGTTCTGCTCATCCTCGATGTAAGTTACGAGGTTTCTGTAATCTGCCTGCTTGTGGCAATACACGAGCTTTCCATCTACAGGAGTGTCGCCAGTGATGCAGACTGGCTTCTGGATAGGTACCATTTCGCCGTTGCGGTAAACGAATCCTACTGATTCCATCAACTCTCCGTCTTCCGAAATCATGTCACTTGGTATGTTCGTCATACCTTTACTGAAACTCAAAGTTGTTGTTTCACAATTTAATTCCATGTTTAATTAATTATTTGTTTGTACTGCCCCACCCGGTTGTGAACTGGGTGGGGATTGTAGTTACTCACCAAGAACATCTTTGATTTTCTTTTCGATGTACTCATCAGATGTAAGTTTCTTTATAAGAGAATCAATGTCTGGTAATTCTGCATCGACTTCATCTTCCTTCACTTTTGAGGCAATGAAGCCATTCTGTGCTTTCCCCCATTCGCTATTGGCTACGTCTGCCAATGAATCCTTTTGGATTTCATAGGCTTTCTTCAACTCTCCGTTATCACGGAAATATCTGAGAACTTCCGTCAATGCAGAAACAAAGTTCTTGTCGAGCATTGGGTTACTTTTTGCCTCTTCTAGTCTTAACATCAGGAAGAGTAATGATGAATGTAAATCTGTTTTATACATCAATACTGCGTTATTTATAAACTATTAAACATTTCTTCATTTATTTTCTTCTCGTTTTTCAAAAAACTTAGGAAGTGCTTATTAAAGTCATCGTCATCCATAAGTGTTAATAAAGAAGAACTAAACAAATTTCGATAACAAGGGTGTTTTAAATCATTTGATGAGTCAATAGCTTCATTAATCATCTCTATGTTTCTAGATAATTTTGTTGCTTTGTTAAAAATATCTTTCTTCATACGCTACTTCTCCTTATCGAATTTATTACCAACTCTTTCTATCTTACCAATTTCCAGAACATGTGGAAGCAAATAAAGAGGTTCATTCTCGCTGGCTGCCATAAAAGCATAGTCCTCTTCTGACCAAAACACTTCGGCTGTAGGCTTATACCCTACGAAATGTATTAGGTCGTGCTCCCAAATTTCATTGCCCTCACAATCTTTCAGACCTGTGAACTGACAGACTGTAGAAGGGTAAACCTGATGTGCCTCGTTTCTATTAAGCATTGATTCACTCTGCCTATCTTCAATGATGTAGGCATTACCACATTCGGCATAAAAGTAACCTTCTACCCAAGTGTTATTGTCAAGACGTTTAGCCTTGAACTTAATATTTTCTGCTTTCATAAGCTATTCATATAAAATTGTTATTATTTTACTTTTATCTACCTTCAATATAGCTTCTTCTGCTTTATCAACCGAAGGAAACAAATACTCTGGGCAAAGGTTATATGCACCATAATCCCAATAATGGATAAGTCCAAATAACAATGAATGTCTCTTATCTACACGATAAGCAAGGATTGGATTATCCAGAGAATCGTAATGTATGCCTTTAACAGCCTTGCTTTTACGATACATATCTACTATTCTATATGTTGCCATAACTATTCTTCGTTACATAAAGTTTCTACTACCTTTGTTCTTGTGGTTTTTGTTGCAGGGTCATATTCGTCATGAAAAGCCTTTGCCACACCTTTTTTATTGGTAAAATAAACCACTCTGCCACCATCATAGAAACGATATACGGTTATACCATCCACAACAAATAGCTTCTCTACCTTAATTTCATTAATAGAGTCTGATGTTGGAATATTAATTCCTTTGTTCTCTTTGCAAGAAACGAGCAGGAATATAACCGCTACAAATAATATAATCTTCTTCATACGCTAATCCTTTTTCCAATATTTACAAATTAAATAACCGATAACTCCACCCATAAAAGCTATATATAGAATGGATAGAGTAAGTATAATATAAAATGTTGCCATAATTATTCTTCTTTAAGTTCTACTGGCTCATCCTCCGAAGCAAGTTCTCTTCCGATGAGTTTCTTAATGCTGCCTTTTGGAAGATGAAACATAGATTCACCAATCCAATAGTCTCCTACTCTAAATGGTTCTGTTCGTGAGATTAATTCCTCACCGATTTTATCAACTGCTACCCATGCCATAGCTATTTCTCCTCAATTTTTACGCCAAACGGAAGTCCGTCGGCAAAGGTATATGTATCGAATGGGTGTTTATATGTGTAAGGAGTATCTTCAATTCCTATAGCAATAAGTTTTCCGATAGCCTTGCATACAAAAAGGGCTTGCGACTCCTTGCTTTTCACCCACCCAAACGGCTGATGCTTTTGCATTTCAGCCCAACACTCTTCTGCGTCCTTAAAAGGGCGGTACTTTGCTTCCGCCTTACTATCTGGCTTGATACGATATTCAATATTGCTCCAATATGTAATATCTTTCATTTCCGTCCATTCATTCATACTTCGCCAGCTTTTGCTTAATGCGCTCGGTTTTGTTCTACACTCAATTACCTTTCCTTCTGCAAATGCCTGAATAATAGGCAGCAAGACTTTTGCTTCTTCTCTTGTCATATTAATCTTTCAACTCTTTTATCAGTAAATTACTTTTCTTATCAAATGGTTTATAACCACTACGGAGATACCAATCTAGAACAAATCTATCAGATTCATCTTTAACAAATTCTAGTCCGATGGTCTTCACTCCATTCAACTTAGCTTGCTGTTCTGCTAGTTGTAATAGGCGTTGTGCAACACCATTTCTTCTATGAACAACATCTACCCAAAGTGCATATATTAGAGCATCAGCTTTGCCGAAAATATCACTAACATAAAGCGGAATGGATATTTGAATCGAACCAAGATTTTCTTCATCAGTTATTAAAATTCTAATTTCGTCCTTCCATGTCTGCTTTTGTATCATAAATCCTCCAACTCTTTAAGTGCCAAGACCAATTCATTTTGAATATGAATTGCCATACCTTCACTCAATTTTATTCTTTTTGAGCCTATCATCTTGGAAACATTATTAATGTGAACTATTGCTTTTTCTTTGCTCATTGCTTATCCTCCTTATCTTTATAAAATTCTGGGACTCTGTGTACTTCCCACCAAGACATTCCTTCATCTCCATAAGACACTATCCATACTGGTTCCTTAGTGTCTTTATCTTGACAATATACAGTACCTTGAACCTCTTCCTGCATAAAGATAGAATCTACTTCAAAGTCTAAGTCTTCTAGAGTAGTATAAACCTTGCAAGACTCGCTTCTTTCTCCACCATAAAGTCTGGCAAAAGATTCATCATCGTTTATTAAGTCTATTTTGAGTATTTCTAGATTATTCTTTTTAACAATCTCCAAAATAGACTCTTTAACATTAATCTTACTCATATTATAACTTCAATAAGTCTTCGACATCAATATAATCAATACCAAAATTCTCGGCACATTTCTTGTCCGAATCAGAGAAATCTTCAGGCTTGCCACTAGCATCACCAATCATTATTGCATTTTCCTTAGACAATTCTTTAGACCAAAAATGCTCTAACATACCAGTGTTTGGCTTACGCATTGGATTGTCTTTATCCACAGAATCACAATAAATACTATCGACCTTAACTTTAAGAGCAGTTAAGTAGAATCGTACAAATACTGTTACGCCTTCAAGTTTTGCCTCAAAATCTTCCTTAGATACATATTTTGGTATTCCACCTTGATTTGTAACGATGTAAACATACTCCAACTTCGGAAACATTTTCTCTATTTTGTCAAGAACCTCGTTTCTAAAGGTGTAGTCATTAATATTTATAGGAAACGTATTCCCTGATGCCGTTTTGATTAAAGTACCATCCAAATCTATAAATAGCACTTTCTTTTTGTTATACTTAACAATATCACCTTCAATATATTTCTGTTCCATACTCTTTACTTTTTTTATTATCCATCATAATAGCCATTTCACACACCTTGTGACACATTTGAATAACATCAGATATGCCTCTAGTACTCCAACTATAGTATATTTTTCCGTGGTCTTCGGTTATTACTACAACCTGTCTGTCACGGATGATTCGCCATATCATTTTTAACTTATGTTTCATACGCTTTACTTTTTACGATGTTTATATTTATCACAACACCAAGTAAATTGACAAGCCCAGCACGTAGAGCCATCACACTTCTCATTATGCAATTTATACTTATCCATACGCTTTACTTTTTAATTACTATCTATTTCTGACATAAAAGTTACTATAAAACCACAAATAGTAAGGAATGCAAACATACCAATAATATCTGCCTTAAACAGAAAGTAGCTGTACACTTCTAACACTCCTATCAATAAATAAGTAATACTTACAAGAAGTAGCTTAAATACTTTCATATTATTATTCAATTAAAATACAATTCTAAAATCCTTACCTTTCAACGTAGGTCTTTTTTTGAGGACGAACTTTGTTAAATCTTCAGCATCAATCGGGAAGAGTGGGCAGTACTTATACTTTAATGTACAGACGAATCTCCCGTTTAGCATTACATCAAATACAAAAGTCTTCATTGCTCACCTCCTTCCTTTGGAAGTAAATCAGCCAAATAAGCCCACTTGATGATTTGACATCTGCTAATCGAATGTCTCCAAGATTCCTCATTCCAAAGAATGGATTCTTTAAACTGTAGATAAGCATCGTTATCAAAACCAAGGGTAATAATATCGCTCTTACTCTTATCTGGTTCTTCTGTATTTGGATGCCATAAATCCTTTAGAAGCTCATTGATAGCCCACTTAGCACCTAGTCCAATGGCTTCTTTGATGTCCTCTTTGTAGAACATTTCCTCTTTAGCATCATTGTCGAAGACTACTTCTTCACCATTTAGCAGAAATCTATCTTCATAGATTTCTTCCTTTGCAGCTTCTATTTTCTTATCTATCATACTTAGCCCTCCTTCACTTCAAACTCTTTCTGCAGTTTCTGAATCTCATACACGAATCGGTTGATGTTGATACCGCAATCTATCACTTCCTGGTGATGCTTGATAGCGTCCTCAATCAGATGTGTGCATCCTTCGGTGAAGCCGCATACTCTTTCGCCATCAATGGTGTAGAGATAGTTGTTAGTGTTGTAGTAGGCACACTGGCAAAGGTTGATGCCCTTGTTGGCTAGTATGCCTCTTGCGTATTCGTTGTTCATGCGAAGCACTATCATCTTGCCTTGGGATGCGTAGTACTTGCGATACTTGATGCGGTCATAGACTATTACTGCTATAGCCGCTATCCATAAGATCGACAACACGATGATTGTGTCTGTTTGAATTACATTCATATCTTCTTGTTTTTTTTGTTTAACCATTCTATTGTTGTTTGCGTAGGTCCTTGCGATAGAACTTCTTTTCTGCCATCTTTCTCTCTTCTTCATCCTTGTAGAGCACCTGATTGACATCATGCTTGCTCATATCTACGGTATGAATGCGATGAGTGGCAGGATCAAGATTGTTCTTCTCGCAATAAATCTTCCAAGCTTCTACGCCATGTGGGTTCTTGGCTTCTTCAGTTGCCTTCCTTGCCTCTTCCTGCTTCTTGCGCTCGTCCTCTATCCTGCCACGTTCTTTCAGCAGGTTTTTCTCGTATGCGCTGAATGCTCTCATCAGTTCCTGCGGATTGATGGTAGTATTGTTTTCTCCATGCTTATGCTGATATAGCTTGCCATACTTTCCATCTATGAAAGAGATAAATGCGTAGTCGAGTTCGGCGGTGGTCCAATAGAAGTATTTGGCACAGATTCTTGTGGCGAGCATCTGAATCTGATACTCGGTAACGATGTCGAAGACTCCGAGGAAGGTGAAGAGTTCTATCAGTCTGCCCTTGACCCATCCGACTAGTGAGCGTAGCCCACCCTGCTTCTGAATGGTGAGCAAGGTGGTGTTGCTCTTGCAGATGGCTTCCGGGAAGGAGGAAGGGCGGACGTAACCGGGCTTATCCCTGATAATCTGAACCAAGGATTCTTGCTGCCTTTGCGGTGAGGTCGATAGCTCGTTGTTGCTCATAACTCTGTACTGGATAAATTTCATCTTCCCATCTTGCCCCATTGAGGTAAGTGAGGGGGTGCATTCTGAATTGCTTCTTGGTGCCAGTGTATGCCGAACCTGGAATCATGGTGTTCTCTACATAGGCAGGAACCGCCTTCATGCAGGCTACCTTCTCTGAAAGCTTTAGCTTATTCCATTTCTCTTCGGCTTTCTTGCGTCCCTTCTTGTAGGCATAGGCATTCCAGAACTCATCGAAGGTTGGAACAATGAGACCATCTTCTATTGGTACCGTTACCTGCAAATCCACGGTCTCCACCTCGTCCTCTTTCGGGAACATCGATTTCTCCTTGTAGTACCTGCCAGTTGCCATGAATCTTGCGCCTTGCACAAAGGCTTCACGCATAGCTTCGTTGTCGGGGGCATAGTTGTTAGCCTCGGCAATGACTTCCTTTAATGTTTTCATAAGCTTTTTGTTTTAAATTATTGTTATACCCACCCCTTGTTTGAGTCAATGTCTCGCTGACAATACTTCATTGCCAGTTCATCATTCTGTTCGGGAAGCATGATGTCTATGCTTAGTGCATAGTCGATGATGTTTCTGATTACCGATGATGCTTCTGCGGTATTGAGCAAGCCAAGTGACTTGAACTTGGGATAGCCGTGCTTGTCGTATTCACCGGTCATGAAGACGTGGGGAGCTACGTTCTTCTGAATCTCGCTGAGAGTCTGGTAGAACGTCTGTCCTATCTTGCCGGATAGATACGTGATGATGAAGTTGAGATAGGCTTTCTGCTGGTTGGTGGCGATGGGATGGAACTTCTTAATCTCCAAGCTATAGCCTGCTTCCTTTGCCGTTTCTATCTCTTTCAATGCCTCCATGTAGGTAGGCGAATCCTTCAAATTTGCGAATACTGCCATATCTGATTACTTTAGATTGATTTTTATTTTTTTCTCAGCGTAGATGGTAGGTACGCCTAGCACCTGCTGAAACTTGTTTACTGCCAACGATGGGTTGAGGTGACGGGAGGAGCCATGAATAAGGACTATTTTGCTAGCAGATTTATCTGCCTCACAACATTGAAGAAACTCAATAGCATGAGCTAGACTCATGTGAGATAGACGGATGCGGTCAGCTTGACTAGCTATAGTTCTGCCTTCACTTACTGCCTTCTGTAAAAAGCCATCATCATAGTTGCATTCCATAAGATAAACAGAACAACCTCTTATTGCTTGTTTTAAATTATAGCAATCACTTGCAAAAAATATGCTTCCAACCTCTGGATGATATATAATATACCCATAATCCTCGCAATCGTGTGATACTTCAAAAGGGGTTACTCTAAATTTTCCTATGCTATATGTTTTGCCAGCTTCAACTCGACTGATACCAGAGATTTTATCGGCAACGGAATTGCATGAGTAAACATCAATACCTGCCTTGATAAATTCTTTGGCGTACTTACAATGGTCACCTTTGTTAGCCATGCTCGTGGCTGATCAACATACCACGAGCACGACTTCTTTTAAGATTACCATACTTAGAAAACTCTTTCAGAGGTCTGCCAGCTTCTATAAGTAGCTGTTCGCCGTCTGAAGACTCTAGCAAATACCCATTTCCAAGAGACCCAGAATTAATTATGTATAGTTTCATTTTTAAATTTCCAAATATAACCTCCTGCCTGTTTCCTATAGCGACCCTTTGAATATTCGGTTTTGTTGCAAACTTGCAGGATATTTCTTTGACATACACCAGTTGCATCAGATGCTTCTTTCCCACTATGATATTCAGCAATGAATTTACCATCAAGCGAATATTGACATATCGCCATTGGTTTTACAAATTTATTGTATCTATTCATTCCTTCTATCATTTCGGGATGTTCAGCCAAATGAATATCATGGTGCTCCTTTGTTGTTACTAACTGGAGATTGGAGAGACTATTATTTTGTCTATTACCATCTTTATGATGAACGATATACCCTTTAGGTATTTCTCCGACAAAAGCTTCCCAAACAAGCCTATGTATATAGCAACTTCTTCGGCGGTGTCTAGAGCCTCGCAAAATAACACGAAAATAATCACCTTTTGCATTTGTTTCGCTATGCACATAAGGTTCGTAGATTTTGAATTTGCCATTTTTATACACTTGCATGTAACTGGCTCTTCTTAATCTTCCATGATTACTTATCTCATACATCATGAAGCCCTTAACGTGTCTCCACTCCTCTTCCATTAGCTCAATTTACGATGTGATGATGCTGGTGCGGCTGCGGCAGTAGAAGATGCAGCTTGGGCGTTGCTACCTGCTGGCTCCTTAACCTCTCCAGTCTCAGCATCAACCACGATAACCTTCTTATCCTCGGCAAACTCCTCGTCACGCTGCTGAATGGCTGAAGGTCGCTCATCGGCATTAATAACCTGCTCTGCATCAACAGAAAGCTCGCCCCATGAGGAAAGAAGCTGACGAAGGACGGTCTTTTCTGCCATATCTTGGAAGCCAGCATACCATCCGAGACCTCCACCTTTTCCTTCCACGGATTGCTTGATAGCCAGTTCTTTCAATTCCTGCCAAGTAATCTTTGAGAACTTGACGGTTGGAGCGTAGGTCTTGGCAAACTTACATACATCATCAATAGTCATGTACATAATCTTCTCGAAGCCAGACTTCTGCTTGAAATATGCGAAATATCCCACTGGTACATCGGAAATCTTCTCGCCGCTGATGTCGAGTAAACCGGTTACTTTATCAAAACCTATGAACTCGCCTTCATAAACGGTTCCCTTGTTGATGTTGATATACTTATTGGTGCGAAGAGCAAGATTGATATAGCCTTTTGTACCGATGATAAGAGTTGGTGTTGGGATGATTTTCCCTGTTTCCTTATCTTTGTTATTGAAGACTACGATGTATGCCTGCCCCAACTGCTTGTTGATAGGCAATCGCAATCCTGCTGCCTTTACTGCCTCTCCCATGAGCGCATTAGGGTCACACTGCATCAACTGAGGATCGGAAGTGAACAACTCCATCAAACTTGTGGTGAAGGCACCCTTATTCTCCTTCATTGTGTTCTGCAACAGGCTTTGGTAATAACTATTGTTCATTACCGCATGAAAATTCTTAACCGCCAAAGCTTTCTGCGATGGCTGCTTTGTTGTTACTGCTGTTTCTGCCATGATTACTTCTCCTTATCTTTTTTAAGTTCATTTGAAATACCCAAAAGAACAATCGTTGCCATTGCCACTCCCAATTCTGGAGTATCGCTAATTACGCTAGCAGGAAGCTCAACGCTATCATGCTCGTTAATCCACTCTTTTACAATGCTTGATGGTGTGTTGTCTTTCAGACCTCCACTCATTGCAAGCATACCTTTTACAATGTCTTTATCGACCTCTAACGTCAACTTAATATTTTCTGCCATGATTTATATTTTTGATAAATTCTACTTCATTTACTCCATAACCGTAGGGGCTGGATATTCAAACTTCAACTCATCATCAGTGGTTACTACCATTCTGATCTGCTGACCGCCACGGCAAATCGGGTGGTTCACACTCTCGCACTCGTCGAGCAGCATTGGCACAGAAATCTCGTTGTACTTGGCGAAGGTGTAGGCGATGTCGATTCCTGCATTTACCTTTGCAGCCGTGTTGAGTCGGCGGTAAGGTACACCATCGTGATAGCACTCGCATGTGGTTTCACGCTCGCCTTTGAGATTTGTCTTGAACATGGACCACTTTACGAAACTGAAATGCTCGTTTACTCGGTCTTCGAGCAACTGGCATGCCTTCTGATTGTACTCGCTTGCGATGTCTAGCTTCTCGTCAAATTCATCGAGCTGAGTCTGATAGGTCAATTTATCCTCGTTAATCTCTGCGATGCGAGCGGTGATTCGGTCGAAACTCTCCTTAGTGCCAAGCAATTCAAGCACCTCGTTGTATCGGATTCCGATAGGCTCACGCTCCTTTTCGAGTTCAGCGAGCATCTTGGCGGTCTCTTCCGAACTGGTCTCGGATGGCTTGTCGAGTTCAGCCTGCAAGTCGGCAAGTTCCTTCACTACCTGCTGATACTCTTCCTTCTCGGCAAGAATCTGCTCGTAGGTCTTCGGCTTGTCGGCATCAACCTCCAGCTTCTTGAACTCGGCTTCCTTCAACTGCTTCTGCGCTGCCGTCATATTGTTCATGTTGTCCTGCATATACTTGTCGGCATCTTCAAGAATCTTCTTCAAGTTGGTATAGGTTTCCTGCAACTTGTCGAAGTCTTCATCAAGCTTCTTCAATGTGTTAGCCTTGCTGTTGTTGAAGTTCTGCTCAGACTCCTTCTTGATGCGTTCCACGTCTTCAGCAGGAAGCGGCTGCCCACAATGAGGGCAGATTCCATCCTCTGCATTCCACTCCCAAGTGCTGGCATTCGCTTCATCAGTCTTCTGGTTGATTTCGTTTGCATGCTTCTCGCACTCCTCCTTCTGCTTTCCGGCATGAATCTTGGTATCGTTGAGACCTTTCATTTCTGCCTTCAAATCATCTACAAGACGCTGGGCACTGGTTACGGCTGCATTGGCGGTGAGAATATCACTCTGATGTTTGGTTGCAATCTCGGTGGCAAGGTTCAATGCACCCTGCTCCATGTTACGCTTGCGCTTCTCGGCAAAGTCTATCTTCTTGCGGATGGCATCAAGGCGCACCTTGTCGGCACCGCCAGTGCGAATCTCCTGCATCTTGTTGGCGAGTTCCACAAGCTTTTCGTTGAGCTGAGCCTTCTCGGTGGATAGGGCTTCCCAATCCTGCGCTTCGGGAAGTGACTTGTTCAGCTCTTCCAAGCGGATAGGCACGGCATCAAGCTGTTCCTGCACCTCCTTGCGCTTGTACTTGATGTGGTGAACGTACTTATCAATGTCCTGCTTTCTGAGTGCTTCGACCACGAAATCAAACTTCTCGTCACCCTGCGTAATATCATCGGTGGTGATATTGCCGACAAGTGCCTGCAACTTGTTGCGCTGATCCTGCCAAGGGCGGCAAACGAAATCTCGTGTTGACGAGCAGAGACGGAAAACGTCTTCGGGACAGATGGAATCCACCACGTTCTTGAAATCGCCAGCGGTGAAAATCTCACCGTCAACGTAGTACTTGAAGGTGTTTCTGCACTCTTCGCCCTTCCATGAATCTGTCAGTGTACGCTTCAACACGATTACTTGATTTGAGGCTCCTTCTTCGCCAATACAGAGGACTCTAACCGTAAGCTCAACCTCATGAGGAATCTCCTTGATGATGTTGTGGTCTTTGTCGAACGTCTTGATGTCGAGCGAATTTCCGTTGATATCCTTGCCGAAGAGGGCGTAGAGAATGGCATTAGCCACGCTCGTTTTGCCAAGTCCGTTCTTTCCCTTGATGATGGTGAGTGAATCACCAAACTCGTACTCAGCATTGCGAATGCCGCAAAAATTGAGAAGCTTAATCTTCTTGAACTGAATCTGTTTCATCTGTATTCTCGTTATTTTGTTCTTGTTTGTCTTTACCTCTTAACTCCTTGTCGTATGCTTCAAAAGCGCATGCGGCTGCGTAGGTAAACGCATTGCTATGACGCATGGCATGAAGGAGAAGCTGTTGCAGGTCTCCATCTGATGCGTGGATGAAGGAGAAGCCTTGCTTTGTGTTGGCATCACCCATGAGGATGATGCAGCGGAAATGCTTTCCTTGCTCTCCTGCCTTGTCAACCTCCTCAGTAACCTTTCTGATTTGGTTGAAATAATTCTTTCTTATATTCTTTTTACTCATGATTTTTAAAAACCTGCCCACTCCCAGTAGCTACCCCAGGAAATGGGCAGTAAAAAAATGAAAACATTTAAATAGCCTTATTTATCCTTGTCTGTTGAGCCTAGACCTTCTCTTGTGCCGTTTACTGGTCCTTCAACCAGATTGATGTCTGGGACGTATGTGAAGGCTCCTTGACAGATGCGGTCTCCGGAAGCAAGATAGAACTTGAATCCCATCAGTCGCAAAAGTCGATGCTTCCACGTGAAGCTGCCACTCTTGACTATTGCCTTTACGTCTTTGCCGTAGCCGCAATCAATCAAGCCGACAGTAGCATCACAATTCTCTCTTACCTTACCCATAAATCCACCTCGTAACCAAGAAGGAAAATCTACATTCAGTATCATTCCCTTACCCGACTGACCGCTGCGTGGCAGGATCTGAAGCTTCATGTTGGGCGGAAGCTGTATTCTGAAACCAAGTGAAATATAGCAACGTTGATTTGGAGAAATCTCCGTTCTCTCTTTCACAAAAAAATCGTAGGCTGCATCGTTCTCATGTGCCTTCTTTGGCAGGCATCCGATAACCGCATCTACGTTAATCTTTGTACCGAATTTACTACTCATTATTATATTATATTTATTGATTTATCTCTCGATTAATGGCAATACGCTATGCTTCTTCAACTCCTCATACAGAAAGAGTCTTCCTTTCTGAGTCCACTTAGTGTGCATAACAGAGCCAGACGAACCATCTTTGTGTTCAATGGGGATGGTGTCTGACTGAACATAGCCACTGGGAAGGTATTTTGCATAAAGAATCCACTGACCGCCAACCTTATGCTGAATGCCGAAGTTTCTGAGAAGAATATTGAATGCCTTTGCAGATTGTCCGTAGTCTTGTGCTATCTGAGTAGTAGTTACGGTCTCCTTGCTGGCAAGAATCTTATCAACATAGGTAACCTTTGGCTGCATGGTAGCAATTGTACCACTTAACTCAACAATTTCTTTCGAGTTAGCTTCAAGTAGCTTTTGTTGCGCTTCTATCTGCTCGGCTTGGTCTGCAGCTAAACGAAGGGCTTCTGCAAAAGTGGTTGGAACTTTAATCATGGATGCTTCCTTGGTCTCCAGTTCTTCCCAACGATTGATGATTTTCTCTCGAAGGAGAGCATCGTAACCACTGGCGAGAATCAGACATCCTTTCTTGGTAAGTTGATACATCGGACGAGCCTCACCTTTCTTATCTTTGTATTCAACCAGCTCAAAATTGAGCTGGTCAACTCCTTGTTCAAGAATATTGCGAATATCTCGCAAAACATTCTTATGTTCCCTACCAGTAACATCAGCTATCTCTAGCGAGGTCATTGTCTCTTTATTAATAATCTCATTCATAAATTAATTCCTTTATCTTTAGCAATTTTCTCTACTTCCTTCTGATAGTAGGCTATCAACTGATTATACTCAAAGAGTGACCAGTTCTTGTTTTCTGTTCTTGCCCTAACCTCTATCAAGTCAACTCTTTGCTCGCCAATCTGCTTGATAAGCGCACGACGATACATCTGTATATTGCCTTGATTGAAAATATTGCAGGCAACACATTGTGGTCGGCAGTTGTCTTCACTGAATCGGGTTGACATGTATCGTCTTGACATGTAATGCCCATTCTGAATATCCTTCCAAAAGAAAACCTTTCCACAACTGATACAACGGCAGTAGCCATTGTTGTCTGAGTATTTCAGTCGGATATATCTAGAGAAGACGGTATCAAGCTTATCTCTCAGCTTGCTTTTGCTGAGTCCAGCCTTCGCCTTTTTCTTTTCCTGTTCGTCTTTTGCCTTATCCCATGGAGTTCTCTTGATTGGAGTTCTCCTTAGGGGTTTATATCTCTTCATTATAAAGTTTCGTATTTAAAGTTTCGTACTCGCCTTCCTCTCTACCCATATCTGCTGCCAGATTCTTGATTCGGGAGTTCAGCATATTTATCTTGCGTATTTTTCGCTCGAATATCTCAAGGGGACACCAAGCGTTACGCTCTAATTGTCTGTATATATCGTTCACTCGCTCTTGGTACGACCGAGTTGAGAATAATCTAAGCATACGCTAATTGTTTTTGAAGTTTAAGATAACCCTGCCTATCCTCACTGACCAGCAGGGCTTTGCAGTGATTTTTAATTCACTAATTCTTATGCACAAACTATTGCCGCTGCAATAGATAAAACTATGAAAAATAATCGTAAGCAAATTCTTTGTCCACCATCTAGGAGCCGAACCTATCTTCCCGATTTGATAAGAATAGTTAAGGATTTACACATCTGTTTCCTTTCGGGCGTGCTTCCGTTACACCATAGGCGGATGAAGCGGCATCGTGCGCTACCACGAATTTGAGAGCCATGCTCACCGCTTTTGGGATGCTCAGCACTGCAATTATGGCTAATCACATTCAACTGTCTTAAATACAAAAAGGTGCCTGCATCCCTATTGTAATAGAACGAATTATTCTCGGCTTTACTTTCCCAATATGTCAAAGAACTTATGCCTTCTTTGGTGGCAATGACCTTGTTGCGGTTGCTATATATAATAATGTGAAGAAATGAAAGGTGTTGGTAGGATAGCAGCCAACGCTATCTCCTTATGGTTTGTGGCGACCGACTTAGAACGATCTACAATAGTAGAAATTATTCGCCAAGTGACTCTACCGCACTTTTTGCACCATTTCACGACATTCATATCACCTTTGAAAATAACAATATTCCACAACGAATGAGGCACCCAGTGGACTCGAACCACCGACCTCTGCAAGCATCCTTGCAGCACTCTACCAACTGAGCTAAGATGCCATGTACACCCCTATCCTCACGAACCGGAGTGCCGATTGAAAATCAACTCAAATCTATTCTAACTAACCTCTAAAAACATAATCTAAGAACAAGAATCTAACTTCTTTCTAGGAACCTCCACCCTACTCACGCAGGGTGAAGGCTGAACGCTTATAATAATTATATCTAAAAGCCAAACGGCTTATAACTTATCTTCCACAAGTTCAGGGAACTTCTTCACGAGGATGCCACCATACTTATTGCAGGCGACATTTCGTATATCTACTGCCAAATCGCTATTAGTTCTAAATGTTATTGCATTGTAAACTGCCGCATTGCAGCAGCCGACCGACTTAGCGATTTTACCGATTTTTGATTTTCTTATCAAAATTTTCGGTTTAAATATTACTTTATCCATACTTTTTTATTATCTTTGCACACGTAAAACATTGAATGATGGAGAAACGTATAAACGTTGTCCGAATCACTGGTGCAAAGATACGTCTTTTTGGAGAAATATCCAAGGATATGTACATTTATTTATATTTACTTAAAGAATATTTAAACATTTAAACATTAATACATTATGAAGGATATTGTTGAAAGAGTAAATGAGCTTAGGAACTATAACAATCTGAGTGGCAGGGCTTTTGCAGCCAAGATAGGGATGAAATACACTACGGTTAACAACTATCTCAACGGCACAAAAGACCCTACTCTAGACTTTATCATGCACATAAAATCCACGTTTATGGATATTTCGTATGACTGGCTGCTGAATGGCGTAGGTTCAATGTTCAAGGAAGATAAGCCGACCGACGAGGCTTTGCTTAAGGAATTGGCAGAAATGAAGGTCAAGCTGCTCGTACAAGAAGGCATCACGAAGGAGTTGCGTGATATGCTCCTGGAGAAGAACAACGGCAAGATTGCAGAAGAGCGCAAGAGTCTTGTAGGATGATACCTATAGGCACGAAAAAAGCAGGGCACTAGGTCCTGCTTTTTCTATTTAAACGCCCCACACTATCATTCTATTGCACCTATACCACAAACGAGCAATCCTTTGTCTTTCTTCTTTTTCGCAAGCTAAACGTGCCTTTAATTTCCATTTGTTACGTTTTCCAACTACCACAAACTTTACTCTTTCCTTGTAGTTTAAGACAAGTGTAATGGGAGATATTTCATTTTCATCTTGATAGACACGTCTTTCTACTCCATACTTCGCAGCTTTCTTTAGCTTGCGAGGAATGCGAGCCTTAAAGAATCTTCTTCGCATGCCTACCTCGCTTTCTTCTTGACTTTGTGAATATCGTTAGAGTGAGATACATACTTGTATCACGGCTATGCCAAATGTAAATACGAAACCTATTGGACTGACGTATAGTTTCGAGCCTTTTGGGGAATCGAACATCGTGCCATCCTCTTTTCATGAAGGACTTCCACCACTTCTTGTATTTTCTAATACTAGTCATACGCTATACTTCTTTCTAGTATATTCAATATCCTTGTAAGATACTCGCACCTTACTCCAAGTCACCTCATCCAACTCATTGAAATCAGCATCCTCGGGCGTATCTTCTCCTATGATCAAGAAGATACTATCGGGAACATTGGTCATTTCGTTCTCACCATCAAACTCTCGGATAGTAGTATCTAGAAGGTCGTAGAGGTCTTGTGCTTGCCCCTCGAAAAGAATCTTCTTAGTATAACCATTCCAATTTTTGAGTTTATTTCTAGCATCCTTCAATGCTTCGTAAGTCTCTTGTGTAATCATAACCTTTTATTTTAACCAAAACTTCTTGCTTTCAGAATCAACAATCGTTTACGATGCTCAGACATACCTAGTGCCTTAGAAGCAAGTTTGGAATTTACCATTTGTTGCTCTGTTACCTTTGTAGCATCGGAGAAATACTTATCCATTGCCTTTGTCAGTCTGTCCATGTTCCACCCTCCTTTTTGGTTGCATACCCAATAATCTCATCTGCTAGCTTTATAGCCATCTTTGGCTTGAAGAAGCGAATCTTAGTCAACTCATCACGCAAGTCAGTAGCCATAGAAGCGATATTCGGAAGCTTGTTGCGAACACGGATTCTCTCGGCTTCAAAGTTACCGGTCATACGGGCGTACTTATCACGCAAATCACGCTCCTCTTTCTCGAACTTGCGTCTATTGTCCTCTTCCAACTCCTTTTCCTTCTTTGCGAACTCTTTCTGCAGGTTTGATTTTATTCCGAGTTGTTCGTTTACAAGCCTATTCTTCATTTCGGCATAGGCTTGTTTTTCTAGGTTTCTGTCGTGGATGCTACGATTGACCTCATCCTGCATAGCCTGCTCAACCTTCAAACGGACATCTTCGAAGTTAACATAAGACTCAGAAGACTCGATTGTGCGTCTCGTGGTTGGCTTTTCTTCCATATCGAAGCCTGGCTCAAATCGCCCAAGGCTTGGGCGAGGCACATTTACCTCAACAACCGTCTCCTTGCGAAGAATCACCTTTGCACCCTGCTTCAAGGAATCATTCATCTTCTTCAACTCCTTGACCTGCTCTTCCAACTCTGAGTTACGCTTGCGTATTGCATCGTGCTCACTCAAATCTACGTTTACTACTGCCATAATACTATTACTTTAATTGTTCACACGCTTTCTTTTCCCATTCTGCGAAGGAAATAATCTCCTTTCCCTTACCGAACACTCTCATGTGTCGCTTGTAGCTATTGTATGCTGCAAGCTTTACCTCTTCCATTTCTGTCATACACTAACCCTCCTTCTCTTTATGCAGTGCTGCAGAACGCTCTTCTAGGGCGTTGTAGTCCTGCTCGCTAATCTCTGTTACATTCTCGATGATGATGGTGGCAGGAATAATTTCCGTGCCCTTGAAGTGATTCTCTACAGACTTGATTGTCTTATAGATTGGATAGAACTTCAATTCATCCTCATCCTCAGTTCCCTTGATGCAAGAGTGTACTGAGGTCTGCAATCTTGTGCCGTCCTTGCGCATGACTGACACCAATACATAATAAAATCTTTTCTTTTCCATTGCTATATATTTTTAAAATAAAAACTTTATTCTTTTCTTCCAAGCATCAAGCGTGGTTGGGAATCTCTGCTTTATCTTGTGATAATGTCTGTAGCGGAATATCTTCCAATACGCATTGATGTAGTTCCGGCATGGCTTGCCAGTCTCAACACAACTGAAATTGCATAGCTTCTCACGCTTCTTGCCATACATGCATATAAACACGTAGCAGGATTCATGGCAAGCACCTTTCTTGCGAACTTCTCTTCTTCTAGTCATATTATTTATCTCCTATCTCGCTCAGCTTCGATATGATTACGCAAAGAGCGATTATAACGAATAACTTGAACATAACCTAGAACAATTTAGCGATACGTCTGAAATCCTCGCCTTCGGGTACCGGACAATCCTTTATCCACTCCATTTCCTTCACCTTCCATAGAGAAAGGTCGATGTCCTTAGGGAGAAGAGCCTTCATGTCTGCGAAGAGGTTGAGACGAAGAGAGCAGTCGAAGTTAAAGTTGTCGTTAATATTACCTCGCTTCTTCAGCTTAAGCATCATGGCATTAATATTAATGAACTTATCAATATCCGCCTTCTTGTGAGGGGTAAGGCAGATTCCATCAAATTTATCGCTGCAAATTTGGAGGGTTACGCAGCCGAAGTATGAAGTGTAAAGATAGAACTTCGATTCCGGCAAACCCATAGCTTGCTGTATATTTTTAATACTATCAACAAGATCAAAAGTCTTATAACCACATTCATGCGACAAAGGCTCTCCACCAGTGATACTAATCTCATCGTAGTCGAATCTGTCAACAACCGGAATCTTCTCAATATCGAACTGGTTGTTGCAACACATAGGGCACTTGTTGTGGCACTTTTCAGTAACCAACAATCTCAATTTCTTGTTTCTTTCCATATTCCAACAATTATAGTTATATAATCAATGTCTCTTTGTCTTTTCAATGTTGTACTGGTCGCAAATATCACAATATGCACCATACGCCAACTGGTCAGCCAATTCGTTGTACTTGTTTCCATCATGACCTTTAACCCAGTGAAAACGAACACCAGCCACATGAGCAGCGCATTTCTTGAACAACTCATACAAATCGGGATTCTTCTTTGGTTTGTATGATTTAGAGAGAACCAAAATGCAATACTGGCTATCTGTATAAATATCCACGTAAGCACCATCTGGGCAAGCGTTGACTGCACTTATTATTGCAAGCAGCTCCATTCTGTTGTTGGAGGTGTTTAACTGCCCATGGTTTTTAATTTTGGCGATTTCGCCATCTTTAAGAATAACGTAGGCTGCTCCTCCTGCTTTAGTTTGAGAATAGTTGTCGCAAGAGCCATCAGTATAGGCAATATAATGCAAACCATTATCAGGAAATTCCTCCTCAATCTCATTGATGATGGTCTTTTCGTGCTTAGGAACGATTTTAGGCATCTTCTCTAATAGATGCGGTTTTCTTCCTAGCTTAACCAACAACACACCATTGTATGCGGAAACAAGGGAATGCCAATGGTTTGGAGCTTCGCCATTTTTCTTTCTCCAACCAACTTTTGTGGCTAAATTCCAAATGGCATCCGCCCAATCTTTATCATCAAGCTTCATCTTGGAGGTCACGTACTCATCAAACTCTTTACGCGTAGGTACGTACACGCTAGGTTGTTTATTATTTTTTTTATTCAT